GCTGTTGCTCTTAAAGCCCCTGGCTTTTTAATTGCTCCTTTGATCCAATTTTTCTTAGATCCTGATTTTTTCTTGGCACCACCTTTTTTATACTTGATACCTGCTTTTGTTAAATTTGCTGGCATAATTTCTATTTTTTACGTCTTCCTTGTGCACTAGATCTGTTAGCAGAGTATGCTCTTTTGCCCTTAGACTTTTTCATACCTTTGCTTTCATCTCTACGTGATTTGAAAGATTGTTTCTTTTTTCCTTTATTTCTCATTCCCAAAGACTCATCTAGTCTAGAGTTGTACCCTTGCTTTTTCTTTTTCTTTTTTACTGATCCACCTTTTTTCATAGTGAAGGACATAGTATCATCTATCATTTCTATACCTTCTTGTGCAAAGTAGTCTATTCTATCTCTATTTGATGGATTCATCTTTTCTGGGCTATGAAATTTGTTTCCATCTCCCCAAGTTAAATTTTTATTTGCCATGACTTTTTATTTTTTGTTATTACTAATTGACTTGAATTTTTCCGCCCCTCTGCTTCCAAAGTAGGCCACATAAACGGTAATGAGAAGTGACTTGAGTAAATCTACCCAGCCAGCATCTATTCCAAACTCTATGTTAAAACCATCTAATAAAATAAATATAACTAATGATACAGTTAAAAATATTAATGTTAATGGTCTTGTGTTTTTACTAAGATATGAATCTGATTGCATATCTGCCTGCCATCTTTTGCTGACTTCTTGCATCTCCACCATATCCATCTCTAAAAGCTTTAATGCTTTTTCTTTATCTTCTGGAGGTAAAACCGCAGGGTCTTCTTTTTTAATAAGGTTTTTAACTAACCCCATAACTCCTGCATCTGGTAGTATATCTCCAGCAATACCTAAAAGATCTGGCACTTTCTGACTTAGAAATTGCCCCACCTTAGTATCTTTAAATTTCTTTTTTTGTTTACTCATAATTATTTCTTCTTACTTGCAGTTACTTTGCTTTCACCTTTAGTTACTGTGACATCTGTATCTGTAACATCTACCTGCATTGGATCATCTTCTTTATCAGATAACTCTTTAATTAAACTTTTAATTATTTCTAGTTCTGGCTTTTCTTCTTTTTCTACAGCTCCAACTATGTGTTGTAGTATACCTATCATAGCCATTGCAGCAGTAGAAACTAAACCAATAACGGCAGTTAAAGCACCACCTTCTAGAAATTGAGAACTAATTACACCTATTACTACTAATACTGTTATATAATTTATAGCATGCTTACCTAAATGTTTAGATGCTATTTCTTTAGCTGTACTTTGAGCTTCAATTTTATCAATCTCAATTTTTGCTAATACTTCTTCTTTTAATTTTTCTTTACTCATAACTTACGGATATATTCTTATTTCTATTCCTGTTCTTACTAATTCACTGTCAGCAAGACTACCTTGAGCCTGTACACTTACCTCAAACTGTGCAGTAGTAGCACCAAATACATTAATCACTCCTGTTTGTTGTTTTAAATTACCTAACGCAGGTGCAAAAAATACTTTGTTTATATTAGATAGAGCTGTGCCCCAAGTACCTTTATACAGTCCTGTATTTGTACGTGTCCAAGTAATGCTATTACCTGTTGTATTTTCTAATACTGTTGCAACTGGTGCAGCAGTTCCTGTTTGATTTAACAAAGCAACATAGCTTGTATATGGTCTAACACCTGTGGCATTTATTGTTATTTCATTTGCACTCTGTGATACAGTAACATTTGTACCTTGTACTATACTTCTAAACATCAGCTTCTCACCAACTTTATCTTTCCATACCTGTGCTCCTGATCCAACATTATCTGCAGAATTAGGTTCTCCGGTAGTTGTTATCTCTACATAATCATCATCTGATGAATTAGCAAGAGTAAGGTTGCTGCTCAGAGACTTCAGAGATCTGAAATATACAGTACAAGTCTCATCAACTTCATCAGATACTGTCTTCTGATATACCTGTCCTGTGCCAGCAGCTGGAGTAGCTGGAGAATTAGCGTGGCCACAATGTTCAGCAGCAACCTTAAAATCTCTTACCTTTATAACCTTAATACTTTTATAAGGAATTGGTGAAGCAACGCCAGTCATTTCTGGTTCTTCATTAACTCCTAATATAAGGACATCATTCAGTTCTGCTTTCTTAGCAAAAACAGATCTTCTTATTAAACTTAATACGTCAGTTAAAATGTTCATTTTCCGCTATATGTATTATGGGTTCCTCCTCCAAGTTTTTTCTTACCACCTTTTTTCATTCTCTGTTTTGGGGATCCCCACATTATATTGTCAATTTCACCTCCAGATAATCTAACTAACAATTTTGTTTTTTGTTTAGTCATCTTCTGTTTAGGTAAACACATTTTACTTTTTCTCTTGGCCATCACATTTGTCTTTAGAACAACAGTCCTGGTTTTCACACCATTTTAAACACACTTTACCGCATGTAAGCCACTTTATAAATAAACATAATTTTTTCATTTCCCTTGTCCTTTATATAATTTTTTATAATTTCTACTACTCTTCACCTTTGATGTCCTTGTTTTAGCATGAACACCTGGTCTTTTTGTTCTTCTGGGTTTTGTATAACTAGATGTTACTATTCTAGCCATTACCTATTTTGGTCCTCCCATATTAACAGGCTTAGGTCCCATATTTAATTTTCTACCTTTTCTTTTCTTTCCTTTTAATGCATTAGGAATATCATCAATTTGATTTCCTACTTGCTTAAGGGCTCTTCCTACATCAGCTAACTCAACTGCTGTTAGCTTATATCTTTTTTTAATTTCCATTACAGTAGCTACAGCTTTTTCATCTAAAGAAGTTTTAGACCAAGCTGTTCTCCAGTAATCTTCAGGACTATAAGTCCATAATACGTTTATAATTTTCTTTAACATAATATTTTATTTTATACACTATAGTAATAATATACAAATTTTGCAGGACTCAGTCAAATTTAATAGTATATTTGTTAATTGAGTAGCTCCAGCATATAGTAATAATATACAAAAATTATTGCAATTAAGAAACCATTAAGTTGGGTAAATACAAATTATAAAAATATACATCTTTTGGTTTTTTTGTCTAAGCATTTTTTCTTACATTGTTATTACTTGTTAGCTGCATTTCTTTACACTGAAATGTGGCCCTTTTTTGTCCTAACAATTCAAACATAATAATATGAAGAATATCTTTAGACCTAGACTTAATATCCTGCCTTATGAATATCCAGAATTACTAGCTTATAAAGATGCTATAAGACATGCTTATTGGATTGATACAGAGTTTAATTTTACAGAAGATATACAAGACTTCAAAGTAAATATTACATCACATGAACGTGATATTATTAAAAAGACTATGTTAGCAATTGCACAGATAGAAGTTAATGTTAAAACTTTTTGGGCTGATATATATAAAAGAATGCCCATTACAGAAATTGGAGATGTAGGTATGACCTTTGCTGAATCTGAAGTAAGACATAAGGACGCATATGCTAGACTGCTAAGAATCTTAGGTTTAGAAGGTGAGTTTAAAAGAGTTATTGACGTACCAGCTATTAAGGGTAGAATCAAATATCTACAGAAATATTTAGATGGATCACGCAGTAGAGATAATAAAATGTATACTAAGTCTGTTCTTTTGTTTTCTCTATTTATAGAGCATGTTAGTTTATTTAGCCAGTTTCTAATCATGATGAGTTTTAATAAAGAAAAGAATGTTCTTAAAGGAATTTCTAATGTAGTAGAAGCTACTAGTAAAGAAGAAGAAATCCATGGAAACTTTGGTGCAGCTTTAATTAATATTATTAAAGAAGAAAACCCTCTATGGTTTGATCAAGAATTTGCAGACTTAATACATTCTGCATGTAGAAAAGCCTATGATGCAGAATGTAAAATATTAGATTGGATTTTTGAACAAGGAGAACTCTCTTTTTTATCTCAAGAAACTATACAAAATTTTGTAAAGAATAGATTTAATAATTCTCTAGAGAAAATTGGGATGCCTCCATTATTTATTGTAAATTTGAATCTTCTAGAATCTACTGAGTGGTTTGATATTGAGGTTACTGCTACCAAGGAAGGGGACTTCTTTTACAAGAAAAGTGTTGATTATAATAAGAAGAGTAAAAGCATAACTGAAGATGATCTTTTTTAATTATGGAATATAAAAAATACTACTGGCTTAATGAAAATAGTAGAACCTTCTTATCAAGGGGTTATATTAATGAAGAACCTGAACAAAGAATTAAAGATATAGCCAATACAGCAGAAAAGTATCTTCATATGCCTGGCTTTGCTGAAAAGTTTGAAAACTATATGGCTAAAGGTTATTATAGTTTATCTACCCCAGTATGGATTAATTTTGGAAAACAAAAAGGATTACCCATCAGTTGTTATGGATCTAATGTAGATGACTCACTAGATAGTATACTAAATGCTGGACGTGAAATAGGAATGATGTCTAAATATGGTGGAGGCACCAGTGCTTACTTAGGTAATATAAGACCACGTGGCTCAGTAATTTCTACTGGAGGATTAGCTGATGGACCAGTTCACTATGCAAAGATATATGATACTGTAGTAGATGTATGTAAACAGTCTGAAGCAAGACGTGGAGCATGTGCAGTATACTTACCTCTAGAGCATCCTGATATATTAGACTTCTTAGATATTGGTACTGAAGGAAACCCAATACAAAATTTACAGTATGGTGTTACAGTTACTGATGAGTGGATTACTAGTATGAAAGCGGGGAGTAAAGATAAACGTAAGATATGGGCTAAAGTTATTCAAAGAAGATCTGAATTTGGTTATCCTTATATAATGTTTAAAGATAACTCTAATAACAATAGTCCATACAAAGCAATGGGTATGGAAATAACAGCATCTAACTTATGCTCAGAAATACAATTACCAACAGACAGCTACAACTCTTTTGTGTGTTGCTTAGGATCTATAAATTTATTACACTGGGATGAGATTATTAAAACAGATGCAATTGAAACTTATGTATTCTTCTTGAATGCAGTAATGGATGAGTTTATTAGAAAAGCAGAAGTTAAAGCTGGATTAAAAAGAGCATTTAATTTTGCTAGCAAACATAGAGCTATTGGTTTAGGAGTATTAGGGTATCATAGTTTATTACAATCAAAGCTTATAGAATTTGAATCTTTAGCTGCTAAAGGTTTAAATAATAATATATTTAAAACATTAAAAGAAATATCTGAACAAGCATCTAGATGGTTATATGAACATAGAGGATATAGATCTCTTAGAGAAGGATATGCTAATACAACTCTATTAGCTATTGCCCCTACTAAGTCTAGCTCTTTTATTCATGGTGCTGTATCTATGGGAATAGAACCCATTAAATCTAATTACTTTATTAAGGACTTAGCTAAGTCTAAAACAGTATATAAAAATCCATTCTTAGAAGAAGAACTTAAAAAGTATGGATTAAATAATAAAAAAACTTGGGATAGTATACTAAAGAAAGATGGGTCTGTACAACATTTAAATTTTCCAAGCAAGGAAGTATTTAAATCCTTTGTAGAGATTACACCTAAAGAACTAGTATTACAGGCTGCTCAAAGGCAAAAATTTATTGATCAGTCACAGAGTTTGAATTTAATGATTCATCCTTCTGTTCCCGCAAAAGATATAAATCAATTGTATTTATATGCTCACAAGGAAGGAGTCAAAACATTATACTATCAATTTAGTCAGAGCTCTGCTCAAGACTTTGCTAGAAATATTTTAGACTGTGCAAGTTGTGAGGGCTAATTATTAACTTTAAATCTTTAAAAATGAAAAACAATTTTTTAATTATGTTATTCTCTCTATTAATGATAGGGTGTGGTAACAACAAACCAGCTGAAGCTGTAGCAGAAGAAGTTGCTCCGGTAGAAGAAGCTGTAGAAGTAAGACAAGACGTTTGGCTAAGTGCATCTAAAACTGATTGTTTAAGAGTAAGTAAAGGAAATGTAAAGTCTGATCATTCACATGATGATTTTAGTCCTGCTGTTGATACAGAATTTTGTCCAGGTAGTACTTGGAAAGATGTTAGCGGTGGTGCTCAAAATTGGCTAGTATTAGATGTAATGAATGGACAAACTTATGTTACAACTACCACAGTACACTGGGCAATGCCAGTAGCACCGTGGACTCCTTATGCTGATCCTATATCAATGGGTCCAGATAACAAACCAGATGGTGTATTAAAATTTGATAAAAATGGTGACGGTTCTTATAACGTTTCTGTTGTCAAAGAATAAATGCAATATATTAATGAGTCAATGCTCTGTGGGAAATCATAGAGCATTTACTCTATTTAGATATGGAAAAAATAAAACAATATTTATATAGTCTTGCAATGAAGTCACCATTACGTAAGTGGGCTTTATCATTGACAGGTTGGAAATGGTGGTTCTATCAGATAGTAGTTTGTGGTATTATATTTATTATACTGGAATGTCTGCTAAATAAAATTGGTATGACTATGCTACCTTGGTAGGTTTTGTATAAACTTTTTTCTTTCCCCCGTCATACACATAGGCATGACCTTCTTCTATTAATGTAGCACACACGTCTATAGTCTTGCCATCACAATCTCTAACAAAGAGTTCTCCTAGTACTCTACCATATTTACCAGTACCATGAGATTTTAATCTAAAGAAATGTTCTTTATCTGTAACTTCAGTTAAGAGCTCTATTACTCTAGCCTTAGCAGCTAGTCCTTTCTTCTTCTCGTCCTTATCTCTCGTTCTACACTCCCAAGTATCTAAACCGTGAAATCTAATTCTCTTCTTAACCCAAGTATCAAATCCTAAATCAATTAAAGCGTCAACCGTATCACCGTCAACTACTCTTTCTAATTTTCCTCTGTATATATATTTTTCCATTTAATCTTTAAATTCTTCCTTTGCAAAAGTGTATATAATAAAAGCTACTATAATATAAAAAACCAATATAGCAAGTCTAGCTTCTGACATATTATATTTTAGAATTGAGATTCTCTACGGACAACCTCAACAGCAGCTTTCATTTTAGGTACATCCACAGGACATAAAAGATCTAAACCTGCTTTTGCTTGAAATTTTATAAAGGCATCATCTCCAGCAAAGATTAAGATGGTAGGAACCATTCTTACTCTATATTTCTTTTTTGATTGAGGAGATTGGCTAACATCACATCTATAGTACTCTACACCATCTAGGTCATTTATCTGTTCCCAATCATGAAAAGCATTTGCTGAATTAAATTCTGCCCAGAATTCTATAACAATTATACCTTCAGAGTCATCATCAAATGCACCTTGACTAATTACACTATCAAAATTTTTATCATTAACCCATTCTTGAGCTATAGCTTTTATACTAAATAATAAAAACAAAATGAATAGAATTGTTTTTTTCATAATTACTTTTTAGTAAGATCATAGATTCTCTCTTCCATTTTTTCAAATTTCTCTAGAAGCATTTCTACATCTTCTTGAGTATCCATAATGGTTTGACGTACTAATTCATCTTTTAGATCATATTCTACTCTATCAATAACTGGAGCTGGTAACTCCATAGCTTTTGCTATGTCAGCTTTTAATGTAAACCACATAGTAGATAATGAGATTACAAATCCCACTATCATTCCAATTGTTTTTAAATCTAGAGTGACTTTAGTTTCTTCTCCTATTTTTGGTGCTCCTGCCATTTTAATTAATTTTTCTTGATGATGAAACAGATCCTGAAGGTCTGCTATAACTATTATTTGATCCTGAACCATTATAAGTAGTTCTAGAATTACTGCTTGGTTTATAATTATTATTTGGTTTAGAACTATAGTTGTTATTACTTGGTTTATAGTTATTGTTAGGTTTATAACTATTATTAACAACAATAGGTTTGTTATTTATAATAGGCTTATTATTATTAATAATAGGTCTATTATTAGCATTCTCAATTCTATTATTTGCAATTGCAGTAGCAATGTTTCTATTCAGATTTGAAACGCTATTTCTTCTACTAGCATTATAAACTACATTATAACTTGGATTATTGAATGGTCCTTGATACCAATTGTTAGCTGGTCTCCAAGGTCTCATATACCAATCCCAATGATTCCATGGTCTATAATAATAAGAGTAATAAGGATAATGATAAGAATAAAAATTACTGTAATAAAAATCATTATGCCAGTAGTCAAAATCTAACCATAGTGGTCTTGTGTGCCAATACCCATAACTATGACCATAAAAAAATCTAGGTCTTAATGGCCTAAAGTCTAAGGTAATAGTATTAAATTCTAAACTTGTAAATAAATTAGTTGAATCACTTTGAACTTCATCTAAATATACTACTTCAGTTTCACAGCATTTCTCTACTGGTTGAAAAGTAGCACAACTAGTCATTAATATTAATACAAGACTTAATATTTTTTTCATGATTATCTAAAGGTAAAGTTTAATCCAAATGTAGTTTGAAATAATTCACTATCCCACATCTTACTATATTCTCCTTCTGCAAATATTCCTAAGTTCTTGTTTATCTTCCAGCCAAAACTTACTCCTGCGGAGTAGTCCTCCCACTGTTCTAACTCTGCATCTTGAACCAATCCACCTTTACCCCAGTTATTTCTATTTAAATAGGATACAGCCTCATCTCCCTCTATGTATCTATGATATGGTAATATATAATTAGCATATGCATGTAACCAGAACTTGCTTTTGTAATGATAAAAATCTACACCTACTATTGGTGCTATCTCACCAAAAGCATCTAGTTGATCCCATACTTCATTATTATAACGGTTCATAAGATCAGTGAATACTGTTTCTCTAAATTCTAGATCAGAATCAGCTACTATGTTTCCTTCAGAGTCTACCCAATACCAATCAGATGTTTGTATTTGTTCTCCTGTGTTTGGATCTACACTGGTTTGTGTATAATAAATATCATCGTAACCATATTCAAAACCTAAAGTATACCAATAGTTAGCAGGGTATTCCTCACCATTTATTATTTGTGTTTCATTTAACCATATTTCAATTGGGTTATATCCATAAGCACGGTCATGAGTACGGTAGATAGCTCCGGCTGATATACTAAACTTTTCTCCAATAGGAAGTCTACCTCTTACTTCAGCTGACTGATAATCTAAGTTTATCTTACCAACCTCTCTACTCTCTACTTTTACTATGTGGTATTTACCTGTATGCTTTAAAAAGAATCTATGATTCTTGAAGTTCTCTCCTCTCCATCTTTCTTTTTCAAAGTGGAATTGATATTCTAATCCTTCAAGTGCAGAAGATGGAGCTGTAAATGCTAATTGTTCTTCAGTTCCATCATAAAAGTTTTTAGGTTTTCTTTCATAATTAAATCTTGCTAACTTACGGATTCCAAATCCATATCTATAATCAAAAGGATAATCTGGTGTATTATCAACTACATCAGGTATGGAATATAAACCTCCATCTGGATTTGTTCTTACAAAGTAAGTTTGTTGTCTTGCTTCTACTGAGTTGGAGATATCACCTGCACCATATATGGTACTATATTTTAAAAGATCTTCATAAAGAGACTTAAAGAACTTACCTTTATCTTCTTGCTCTTGAGCTGATAAGGTCTGAGTCATAAAAATGCAAACCAATAAAACTAAATATTTTTTCATATTTGTTATATATTAAATTAATAAGCTTTTAAGTTGGTTTGTATAATAATAATATAAGAACTTTTTCTCAGACTAGAAAATAGTTAGACTGCAAATTTGACGTATTAATTACCTAAATGAAAAGTATCCATACGTTCAAAAGATCTCCATTTCTGTAGTGTATATAGAATTGGCAGAGCATCTTTCCATTGTTTCCATACTTTTAATTCTCCTTTTCTAGGTTTATTTTGATAAACTATACTTGAGTTTTCATAAAATGTTTCATCTGACTCACGTATAAGCCATTTTAATGGTGTTTCACCAGACAATATTATTGCCTCTGCTAAAGCACCTAACATTCTAGTTGATGCTATAGGACGTTCTAAAAATCCACCCATTTCTTCTGCACCTAATAGAGGAACAAATAAGATCATTTCAGTATATACTCTATCTGTTTGATATTTACTCCAGTTTCTAAGCTTCTTAACCCATAGTGGATCATCATCTTCCTCATCATCCCATATCTTATCTAGCATTTGGAATGCTAAAAAAGACATTATTATAAATGAAGCTTCTGCCATAGTTCTATTAAAGTTCTTTATTTTATTATCTAATCTAAGTTGCAAACTTCTATCACCAATTTTTGATCCTGCTGAGCCGGGTCCTCCTGGATTACTTTTATTTTTTTTAAGAATAGACTCTTTCCATTCTTGTGTAATATTACGGACATCTGCTCTTCCTTGTTTCATTTGAGATAATAAATAACTAACTAACTGATAGGAACTATTATATCTACCTTCTACCCATCCTAAATTTGCATCAAAGTATTCCGTCTGATATCTAGCTCTTAATGCAGGAGCAAGCCATTTTTTAAATTGAATTAATAATTTTCCAAGCCAATAAGACTGTAATACTGTTCTATCTTGTGTAGAATAGTTACCATGAATTTGTTTATTTACTTCTCTTATATTATTTCTTATCTCTGCATATATTTTAGAATTTTGAGTAAGTGGACCATCAAGCTTAACTTCTATTCCTGTTTTATAGTTAGGTATAATTATATCCCATTTATCACTATAAGAAACTCTACCAGTTACAGGATTATATTCTTGTGCTTCATATAAATTACTTGTTTCTCCTGTCTTACTATTTTTTAATACAACATCCACTAGTAAAGAAGTTCCTACTTTAGTTTGTACAGCATACTCAAATCCATCTTGAAATAAGTAACCTATACTCAGACCTCTTTCAAATCTACTTTGTTGACCTTGAGTATTATCCATTCCAGATTCACGTATATCCATATCTTTATCCATCATTCTCCAAAATTCTGCAGATGCTTCATACTGATTATTAGCTTGTTGTGGTTTATAACTACGTTCTTTTATTTCTACTCCAGATAGTCCTGCTCCTGCAGAACCCCCTAATGCTGCTCCTACTGCTGTTCCTACCGGTCCTGCTACCATAGTACCTACTATAGCTCCTACCGCCCCTCCTTTAACAGAACCTGTTGTAATATCTTCACTTCCTAATATTATATCAGCAGCTTCCTGACCAACTGTTCCTGTTCTTTTAATTAATCCTGGGAGAGCTACAGTATTGTATAAATACTCACCTCTTGCAAAAGCCTTTTGTGTCATATATCTATTAGATACACCTTCAATTGCATTATTCACTTGTGCAATAGCTAAGTTATTTATGTTACCAAAAATATTCCATGCAACATAAGATTGAGAAGACCATTGAATTAAAACATTAGAAACCTTATCCATTGTCTTCTTACTTATGTCATCATTCTGATAGTAAATCATTTTTAACCATTTATGAGCTCTAGCTACTACATTAGCTTGATCACCGGCTAACCCTAACCTTCCTTTTAAGTTAAATTTATCTGGAACAATCTTATCTAGTACTCCAGTAAATTTACCTTCATTTCGTAAATATTCTCTTTTTTCTATCACTTTTACTAAAGCATTAATGGTTCCTTCTACTTCTCCCATAGTTTCAAACTTCTCAGCCATATCATTAAACATTAATAAGCTGGATCCTAAATCTGTACTTACTTCTCCTGCTGTAGGTTGACTTCTCTGTTTTACAATTTTACCTTCTAATAAACCTCTTTGTTCTTGATATTTATCTATACCTAAGTCTTTACCCTTTATAGTTTTACCGGTTATTGAAGAAGTATAGTCTTTTCCATCCTTATAAGCTTGTTTAAGTTGAGTCACTTCATTTTCTAAAGCCGTTAACCTTTCTTCAACTCTAGGAGTACCTGTATACATTATAGGTAATGTATCTACCATTCTACCTCCATCTACTACAACTGTCTTCTGTTCTGAAGTAGAAGTAAATAAATTCTTTATGGATCTAGTGCTTCTTGCCCAGAGTCTAGTAAATAATCCTCCTGCTGGATTATCTTGAAGAGAGGAAGCAATTCTATCTCTTACTAAAGGTATTTTTCCTAACATTTGATTTCTTTCTGCTCTAGGTAATTGTTGTAACATTCCTTCTACATATTCTTCAACAAACATATCATAAAACTCTCTACGTGCTTGAGCTAATGCATCATTTACTTTAGGTTCCATAATAGCTCTATATTTTTCACTTCTCATATCCATAAACGTTCTTGTCTTAGGATCTACTACTCCTGCTATTTCTCTTATTTCTACATATTCAGGTTTTACAAACTCAAAGTTTTGATCAGGTTTTACTTGACCTGTAGGTTCCCCATTCTTTTTAAATGCTTTTGTATATCTTGTAGACTCATAATACTTTGCTTTATATTTCTTATAATTAGAATCACTTTCTCCATCACGTTTTTCCCACCTTCTGGTTCTTGAATTCCACACTTCATACTTAGCTCTTTCTAATTTAAACTCTTCTGAATATCTATGAAAATCTCCATCTACAGGTTGGTTAGATTCATCTACTTGTTCAGCTCTCATAAACTGTGAGAATTCTGATTTACTTACAGCTAATTTTTTATTATATTCTATATCTTCTTTAGAGCCTTTAGTTAAATCATATACAGGTGCATATATTAAAGGTATACCATTTTCATCTCTACTTCTATTGCTTATCTCTTCTTTCAAATCATAATATTGCTCTCCAATTGGTTCAACATATGCTCTTTGTTTTAAGTTTCCATTCTCATCAAAATTTAAAATGAAGTCATATAATCTATTACCCTTAACTCCTGGCATAAGTTTTATTAATTTTTCTATTGGAGCAATAATTCTTCTTGCTCTAGCTTCTTTTCTATGTAAGAATTTTAACCATTGTCTTTTATATACTTTATCTAATGTAGCTAAGATGACATCCCTACTAGTAGCTATGTCCTTTGTAAATACTGCACCTGTAGCAATATCTGGTACTACTGTTAGTAAATCTTCCATATCAGCAGCTGTAAAGGTCATACCTGAATGATCTTGTATAACAGTTTCTTCACCTTCATCCCATCCCATAGAGACATTATTTAAAATTACTTGTCCTACATAATCAAATAATGCTCTGTTAATTAAACCTTGTCTTCCATTTTTTCTTCCTGATGCAGGTCCTAATAATTCTGTAACTGTACCATTTATATTATTAATTAAATATCTTTGAGTGGCATTTAATTCTTCAAACCCTGGTTCTTCTAGTTCATATAATCCTTCAAATGTATGCAAGAATTTTTTAAAATTAAGTAAGTAATTTACAAACTCTCTTTTACCTACATTATTTGGATCAATAATATATTCTTTATAGTCTTTCATTTGTCTAAATGCATCCTGTAGTAATTGGGTATATGCAATTGAAATATCTTTATTATTATTAGGATCTACTAATGCAAAGTTAATTATAGAAAGACTATGATCTATTTGTTCTTGTATTCCAGGTTTGGTTCTATCTATGAAAATATTAGCTTTAGTTTTAGCTAGCATTTCTTTTTTGGTAACTAATTTATTTCTATATTCTTCAATTGCACCAAATATATAACTTAAAGGTTGAGTTTCATAAGGATCTAATTGACTTGACTCTATTAAATCTTCTGTATCTTTTCTTGCATCATATAATTGTCCATTAGGATCTGCTGCCTCAAATTCTTTATCTAATTGTTGCCCAGATATATCATACAAAGTTTCTGGTATTAAATAATCTACATATATTAAATTTTGTCCAGGTGGTCTTGGTACTATACTTTCTGATTCTATTTTATTATCTTTAGATATCATGTTTATAGAAAACACATCATAGTTACCCATCTGTACATCATAACCCATATTCTCAACCATTCTTCTTAAAAGATTTACCTCTAACATATCCATAACATCTTGACTCAAAGATGTAACATTGTTATTAATTAATAAACTAGTTAAAGGAAGTTTTATTATCTTATTTGCTCTAGCACTTTGTGAGTCAGTATGGATATTTAATTTACCTAATTTTATCTTACCAAATTTATCTATTATTACTACATCTGCAATCCCTGCTATTTTAGATTTTGGATCAGATAAAACCACATTAGTTATCAGTATATCACTAGGATCCATTACAATCTGCAAGTCATTTCTGATTTGTTCAAATACTTGCTCTGCTTGTCCTCTATCTAATTTAGTTATTGAGTCAGCAACTTCTTCAAAGCTTTTAAGACTAGCTACCCCATCTAATAATGTTCTTACATCATTCTGAATTTCTTTACTAATTTGATTTTTATTTCCTACAACATCTGAAACAGATTCATATTTCATATTACTATTTAAATCATAAAAAGTATTATCAGATTTATTTAGAACAACTAGATTATTGACAAATGAACCTGGGTTATTACCAGATAATGTATCAGCTTCATTCTTTGCTTCTTGTACATTTTGGAAAAGATTATTAATTACTATTTGTTGTTGTTCAGTAACTGATCTTTTTAATGCTTGATCTACTAATTGTTGTTTTCCTGAAGATAAACTATACATTACTCTTCCATTTGGATTTCTTCTTATTTCAAAGGCTATCCCACTAGTATTCAATAGTTTAGCAATATCAGATAAACTTGCTTCAGGATTTATTGATTCTACTGGTATTTTTCTACCAGTAAGATATTGATTTAAGTTTTGAATTATATTCATGAACCATTCTAAAAGATCTTTAACCTTATCTAAAAATCCTTGAGTTGGTGTTTCTTCATATTCCTTATTGAAATGTCTAGCTAAAGCTTGAGTTATTATTTCCATCTCTCTTTCTTCAGCATTAACTCTTCTCTTCTTATTATACGCATCTTCTATTTGCTGAGTCATTACAGGAAAATTTCTTTTAGCTTCAGATAATAAAGATTCATATAAAGGAATATTATCTTCCTTCACAGCATTGATGAATGGGTGTAGCATTTCTTCTATAGCCTTTTCATCTGTAACTCTACCTTTTACAAGGACAGCTGTATCATTTACAAAAAATGAATCTATTTCACTAAAAGGAACTTTAGCTTTTTTCCATTGAGGCAATGAGTCATATGCTTTTTGTGCTTCATTTACTGACATAAGCTTCACACCTACATTAGGAAACATTCTCATTAAATGTTGAACTACATGTCTAGCTCTTGGAGTATCCCATGATCTAGATCTTTCTATCATATCTTTAGCTGAGAATAAAGAAGAATCTATAGTGACAGCAAAAGTCTTAGGTGTTTTATCTAATTTTATTGAAGACTCTGGTAAGTTATTTATTTTTAAATATCTTTTAAGTCTTTTAATATTAGACTCAATTAATTCATCACTTGGTCTAATAGCATCAATACCTTGCTCAGTATTATTAATATAGTAAGCACCCTGGAAACTATGTATAATTCTTTCTCTTCTTAAGTTATTTAACAAGGCCTCTCCAAATTCTCTTTGTTTTAAACTGTGTAAAGCTTTTTTCTCATTAGCATATGTAGCAGCTTCTGTTACAGTAGGAATAGCTTCACTCCCTGTAGCCTGTTGCCAACTCTGAATTACATTAGTAGTAACTAAATCTGTCTTATAAACTTTTAATAAAGCTTTATATTTAACCGTATTTTTATTTGGACATTTTGCCATAACTATAAATTACATCTTTTTATTTGTTCTATCATTCCTTGAGGACTTGACCAGAAAGAATTAGGATTATTATCATACAAATTTACTAAATCTTCTAGAGTATTTATATCATTTTGTTGTTTAAATAATTCTACCTGTTCTGAAAATTCTCCATTTTCTATATTATCATTCCAAAATTGTGTTAATTCTGGATGACTAACTGATGGATCATTCTCCTCTAATAAATCTAGTTTAAGTTGAACTTCTTCTGATATAGGAGGTAAATTAGTATCATCTATTATTCCAACTTCTTCTATTCCTAATTCTTCAGTAGCTTTACTAAATTCTGCTTCCATCTTTGCTAAACCATCTACATCATCTATATTAACTTTTGAACCATCTGGTGTTTCTACTACTAAGTTTTCTCCATCATAAACCTTGTTAAATGATGGGTTGCTTAATCCTCTTTCTTGCATTTCCTTCTCTATAGCATTTACATATTCATCAGACATAGATTCTATGTCTTCCAAAGTTCTAGTAGTTCTAGTAGCTCTTAACTTTTTTAAATCTTTAGTAAGAGGAACTGGCCCAAAAATAAATCCTATACCATTTTGAAGTGGAGATCCTTTTAAATCTATAGGTGATGCCTCTCCTAGTAATTCTCCATCCCTTATAAAAGTAATTGATTTTCTTTCTCCTGTTACTGGATCAGTTGGACCAAATTCTTTATAGATAATTGGCATATCTTTTACATCATTTTTAGGTTTTTTTATTGCTAATAAATTTTGATTAGATGCCATACTTAAATATTCAACTACAAATGCTCCTGCTCCAGTTATTTTGTCTTCCTCTAATTTTACTCTTACAGTAGGAATATGGGATAAATAATCTTCTAATACATATGGACTTAATGCTTCTAGGATACTACCAGGTGAGAGTTGTAAACCATCTTTTACAAAGACGTAATCTATTAATTGTTTAGCATAACCTCTTGTATTTAAATCATTGTATAATTTATTAAAAGAAGTTTGAAGATCATACATTTGTAGTCTGTTTAATTTTCTCCAAGTATTAGCTCTAACTAAATTTAGACCAGAAAAGTTTTGTCTTGCCTGTGCAGGTAATGTAGTAATAAAGCTTTCTAAAAAGAAATTACCTGGATCTACTTCTCTAAGTTTTTTTACTGCATTTATAACATTTAAATCTGATTTATTTGGATATATTAAATCATTACTTAAAGTGCCAATAGATAATGCATCATTATTTAATTTATTCTGTATATAATCATTTATAGTAACATATCCTAATAGATCTTTTTTAACTTTAGAAACTACATCCGGATTGTATGCTAAAAGTTGTGGATTAAGATTGGCTTGTAATAATTCTTCCATTCTTCTAAATCCAGAAGTTCTTGTTATAAAAACATTTGGTAATAATTTATTAGTTAATTCTAAGAAAGTATTTCTCAAAGTACCCAAATAAGTATTTTCAAATATACGTTCTAAATTAAATAAAGGTTTAATTGCTTCGTCAGGATTCATTTCATATTCCCTGAAAGACATATCAGCTATATCATCCAATCTACTATCTATTCTATTGAAGTCTTTTCCTAATCCATTATTTAAGCTCAGAACACTATTAAGTTTTGATGTAAAGCTTCTAATCCTATTTATATTTACAAAGGTTTCCATAATACCTTTTTGTTGACCAGCAGATAAATCAGCATAATTCTCTACACCTCCTATAAGTATCTCCTTTGTAGGAGGTATTGCTGTTGATTTTTTCAACCTATTAATTTCCATCCTTACTCTTTTATTTATTCCTAGAGTAAAGTCTGAATCACTATTATCAATAGCTTTATATTGTTCTTGAATAAATTCATTATTTAATAGTAATAATGAAGTATCTAATGGTACTCCTAGTGCTATCATATTAGTTAACATACCAGCTGCATGTGAGTTTAATCCTAATTTAGCAACAAAATATTCTTTTGCATTGTCAGTCATCATAGTAACTATAGAGGATATAATATCTTGCTTTCTAATTCCATCTTTAGTGTCTGCTCCAGCAAACGTATCATATAGTTCATCATCTAAAAGAAATTTGGCATCACCTATTTTAATCTCATACTCTACTAATAAACTCAAATATAAGTTTGGTGAAACAACAGAACCAATTGATGCTCCTTTATTATTAGTGAATGATATTGTTTGTCCTGCTAAATTATCTATATCCAGCTCACCGGCTATTTCTCTTGATTTTAAAGAAGGAACTAATCCTGATATATTTTCCCATCCCTGTCTTATTAAATCTAAAGAAGCAGGAGTATAGGCAACAGGATTATTACCTGATGTCATTTTTTCATTACTAACTAAACTTCTTCTAATATCTAAAATCTCATTATTTAATGGAGCTACATATGGAGGTACACCCTTTTTATTAATATAATCATTGAATTGTTTTTTAGTAATAGGTAATCCTAAACCTTGTAATGCTTTAATAGCCTCTCTACTAAACCCAGCTTCTTCAGCTCTTGTATCTTCAATATCTGTCAAAGAATCTTCAACTAAAGATCCTTGTATATCAAATAATCTTATTGCAGATTTATATATACTTCCTGGTTCATTTACTTCTTTGTTAACATAGTTTACATAATCAGCATAATTATTACCATATTCTATAAACTTTCCATCTTTAACATAAAAATCTTTTCTTTGTGTATATACTATATCTATATCAAAATCAGCTCCAGATATTTCTACCAGCTCATCAGAAAACATAGCTGAAGAACCATAAAATACTGGAAGAAAATCCACTGCTTTTACACTTTGTGCAGAATGTTTATCTTGACTTGGGATACGTACAGAGAACATATCACTAATCATAGTAGGCATTTCTTTATTATCTCCTTCAATTAATTCATAAGTTGCTTTAAATTGAGCTGGAATTAATGCTTCACTATATCTTTGACCTGTCCATTTTCCATTTTGATCATATTCTTTTAAATTATATCTTAAACGGTCTAATATTACTATACCTTCTTTAGGAATTTTAACTCCTACTAAATCACTTGCCATTCTTGGATCTATAGCTATATTATCTTTATGAACTATATTTTCTCTAATTACTTCTTGTTTATCTGGTTGTCCAGTTTCATCTACACTATATACACGTCTATAAATCTTTTTACCAAAAGAAGATACTAATGCAAAAGAAGTACCTGGTATTTTTTCTTGGAATACATCTTGACTAAAGTATGTTAAAAATAACTGTTCAAACTTTGCAACTGTATATGGATTATTTAAATCATATTTTGGTTGATTAAATTGATCTAAACTAAAGAATTCAATTAAGTTAGAATTATTTTGTGAAGCTTGTAAAGAAGTTACTGCATACTGAGAGAACAATATTAAATTTGGTGTTATCTTTTTATCCGTTGCAGATAAAAATTCTTGAGCTTCTGCCTGTACCTGTGGAATATTAAATGTTAAATTTCTTTTGTTAATATATTTAAACTTCTGCCTTTCTGCTAAAAGTTCATTATATCTTTTAATTTGTTTTGCTGACTTAGGAGATTGCTCATTAGTAATAAGTGTTTTCATCTGACTAAGCTCAGTTATCTTACGTTTATTAGATGGACTTATTTGTTGAAGTCTCATATTCTTAGCTGATAAAGGAGTGCTTTCTTGAGAGAAGCCTTGTTCTGTCATATTTAACTCTTGATAAGCAACTACATTTTGTTGTAACATTTTAAGTGCAGATAAAGGTGCAGCAATAGATACAGATTCTGTTCCTTCTTCTAAAGCTTCTAGCTTAACTCTTAAATTATGTAATGGAAGAGAGTTAGGTTTAGCAACCCAAACTCCATCTGAATTTTTCATTGATGTTAAGGCTGGCGTTAAAACAAAAGCAGACATTTTTATAAAAGTGTCTCCGTCAAAGTATACTAGTTTCTTAGAGTTTATCATTCCTCCCTCATTGACTAGATTAGATATTTCACCCCATTCTATTTTTTCTCCTGCTTCAATTTTATCTAACACAGCTGCTTGTGCATTACTTAATAATCCAAATCCAAACCAGAAATGTCTGAATGCTTTAGTAGTCATCCACATTTGTGCATCTGCTTTATCAATAGAATCATTACTTAAAGCTGATACTCCTTGAGGTTCACTTAATGTAATTAGATTAATTTTATCTGTTGCATGATTAATCCCTTGTTGTGGATTAGTGAATGGAGAGTAAGCTGATAATCCAGAAGCATTTTGCCCTTTAGACCTCTTACCTTTATCTGTAAAACTTTTAAGTGTAATTGCCTGATCTCCTAATAATAACTCATTCAAAGATTTAACATTGGCATAGTTACTTAAAAATATTTGTTTAAGATTAAACTGCTCATCATTATTTCTTAGGTTATATTGACTTTGAGATAATTGTGCAGCTTCATTATTAGGGTTTAATCCTTTTCTTATTCTTTTATCTATTTTATCACGTATATTATTTACATCTATAAGGTCATTAAATAATGTATATTGTTCACCTAATTTTTTTCTTAATTGTGTTTTAAATTCAGCAACACTTAAGTTTGAGTTCTTTAATGCTTGTTCAAAAGATACTGCGTTTGTAGATACAGCTTCTCCCTCTAATGCTATTTTAGTAGCAGAATCTAATAGTGCTGCATTATTACTAAATGTAAAAGCTCTTAAAGGAGCTTCCGGATTATTAGGGTCCTCTAAATTATATCCTACTTTATCATACGTAAGTGGATCTGCTAAACTTTCTCTTCTAATTCTATCATACTCATTTTTTACAAAGTTATAGAATATATCTAATGCTTCATCTGTAATTACATCTTTTCCATTAACTTTAGATACTGCTTTAATAACTGGTAATGTAGTTAAATCTCCTGTATTAGAAGATTCTATTACTCTATTTAACATAGGAGATATAGCAACTTGAGTTTCAATTCCAGATACCTCATCCTTAACCATTACATAACTACTAAGCCTGTTTGTTATATAATTTAAATTAGCTAAATATAAATTAATATTACTAGTCATAAATTCACCTGGAGTATACTTACCATAATCCATAGTTTTTAATGCATTACTCATTGAACCATCTAATTCTGTACTTAATTGATTTAATACTTTTGTACCAGATACTCTAGATATTTTTATTTGATTATTATCAGCTAGATTATTAAATGCCTGAGAATTCAATAAATAATTATTAGAAAGGAAAGGATCATTTTTCAATTTATTTCTTTCTTGAGAAGAGTTTAACTCCTTCGTTTTAGTCAAATGATAAGTAGGGACCTGATGTGAATTAACTAAATCACCATTTGAATTTCTAAATACAGTTGCTCCAATAGTTTCATCAAATGTAGCATTATTTAAAGCTATACGTTTTAATCTACTAGAAGCTCCTTCATTAGTTCTATCAAAAATATCTTGACCATTATTAATTAAGCTTTGAAAAATATTAATATCTTCATAAACTAGTGCTTCAGCATTAGGATAAAAATCTAATTCTACTATTTGATCATTATAATGATTATTTCTAGATTTTAATAAACTATACCTCATATAACCTGGACTTACTCTAATACCTACTGCCTCAAATAATTCTTGTGATAATTCAGAAGCCTCTCTATTAAGAGTTTTATTTCTTACTTTCTCATCTTTTAATCTTAATTTATTTTTTATTTTAATTAAGCTTTTAAGAGCGTCAGATTTTTTTCTAGGATCTTCTGCCCATACTTGTAATTTATTAGTATATGCTTCACTCCAATTGTCTAATTGTGTAGAAGCATCATCACGTTGAGAGGCAGAATGAATTATTGTATTACCTAAATTATCTCTTTGTTGGAAATACCATTCTACTCTAAAGTTAGTAAAGGCTTTTAGAACTTTATTTAAAAAGTCTGGATTCTTTAATTGTTGAGGTAATTCATTAATTACTTCTCCTTCTTCTGTTAAAGGTACTAAACCAGCAGACTCAAAAATACTTTCTACTACAGCTTTAGTTTGTGGATTAGTATCAGCAAATAGTTGCATTTTCTGTATCATTGCTAATGGATCTGATAAACCTTGTAATGATTTTAATAATCCATTATATACTTGATTAGCATTTACAGGTTGAACAAATGGAGTTCCATCTGCTAATTCTGTATTTCCAAAGTAATCAGTGGCAGGCATTGTAACTGTACTTATATAGTGTCTAAGCCTATTAGATAGATTATCAAATCCTCCAGTCATGTAAGCTTCTTTACCATACTGAGAAATATTTCTTACGCCTTCATTTTGCAGGAAGAATTCATTATTAGCTTCTTGTTGAGCAGATTGTAAATTAATTATTTCAATCATTTTATTTACTGACTCTTTTATCTGAGGAATAAAATCTTCAAATGCTTGAGTAAGTAAGTCTAATGTCTTTCTTTCTTTACTATCAACTTTATATTTTTTATTTGCTACACTATCTACATTATATAATTCAGCAAACTCATCTACTATTATATCTAATTCTTCATCTAAATTAAAAGCAGGTTTCTCTTCTGATGGAACAAAATTAAATCTTCTTTCAATTAAGATTCCTGCCATAGAAGATATGATTGGTTCTGCTATAATACTAGGAATATATAAATCTCCCACCCCTTCTTCTTTGCTTTCTATTGCATAAGGAATAAGTTTATTAGCTTCTATTGTAGCTCCTAAAGTAGTAAACTCATTAGTAGTCATAGGAGCTGATTGGTATTTACCTGAATCAATATTTTCAAATAAAGTATTTAATTGATTTCTTCTAAAGCCATTAAGAATAGCTTTTATAAATTCTATAATTCTAGTAAATAAAGATTTTACAACAGATTCTGTTTTAGTATTTCTTGGATCTGTTTTAAATAATTCAAACTGATCTCCTAAATACTCTTCCAAATATTCTCTCTCTAATCTTTCTCTGCTCATATTTTGATATATATCTGCAGAGTTTCTGAATCTTTGTAATTCAGTTTCCAAACTCTTTCCTTCTCTTCTTAGTTCAGCTCTCTTTTCTTTTCTAGCTATTCTTAAATATCTTGCTTGTTCAGCAGGAGTAAGTAACATTCTATATACTCCATGAAATGCCTCATGATATCTAAATGGACTATTGGCTCCAGTATATATAGTTCCTTTTACATCTAACCCACCAGCTAAATCATTTATGTCTATAACAAAAGCACCAACTCGTCTACCATTTGCTAAAAGGTTATTACCTAAAACAGATATATCTTCTACATTAATAAATTCAGGTAAGTTAGTTTGTGCCCATTCAGTAAATACTGCTATATCCTCTATATCATTTTGAAGTAAAGGACCATCTATAATTTTATTAGCACCTCTTAATTCATCTCTTTTCTTATATAGAGCTTGTAGTTTCTTGCTTTCTTTATATGCTTTTCTTAATCTCTTCCTATTTGTAGGACCATACTGATCTTCTAATGCAGCTTTTAATATACTTATCTCTTCTAATACAGTGTCTAAGTCAACAGCTTCTTCAAGTCTAGCTTTAGCTTGTGCTTTTTTTAATGCTTGTTCTCTAGCATAGACTATTATTGGAGGTGGTGATCCTGCTTTCCCCTTATATATCCATGGATCTCTTCTCCCCATTCTTTTTTTACCTGAATCACTTTCTAAATAATCAACACCTCTTTGAAACCAAGCTTTCAATTTTCCACCTAAACCAGGTATTGCATCTTTAGCTTCCTCTAACGTTACACCACCAGCTGAAAAATTTTCTGCTACTGATAAGCCTGGTTCATTTATATTAAAAAACTTTTTTCCTCCAACATAGATCTTTATTATTTCTTTCACACCAGCACTTCTTCTATCTTCAATTGTTTGAGCTTCTTCAAGTCTAGCCTCAGATCTAACTCCTTTTATTGCTAATGTCTGTCTATTAATCTCATCTAATATAGCTTCCATAACAACTAACCCTTGACCAACTACATTAAACATATCTTTTCCTGTAACTTCTTCTTCTGTTAATCCTTCTGTTGGGCTAAATCTCTTATTATATTCTAATGCAAATTTACCTGCAGACTCTGCAGCACTTTGATTAGCTAAAGACCCTTCTTCACTCAATAGCCATTCAGAAACAAGGTTAGGCAAATTGGTTGGTGATATACTTTTCAATGCTGCTTTAGCTTGTGCTTTTTCTAATGCTCGTGCTGTTGCTTCTGCTGTAGATATAGGAGTTTGAATAATCACTCCTTTATCTCTTTGACTTTGACTAACCTTTGCTTCAACATTAATTAATATCTTTTGTCCTTTTCTTAATTGATTTGGATCTAATGCAGTCTCAAGATTTCCTAAGAAATCTTCTAATGGTGCATTTTCTGGAATAGATACTTTAAAGTTTTTAAGACTAATAATAGGTTCATCAAATTCTGCATTAAGTTTATCTACTAACTTTTGAAATATTACAGTAGAAGTTATCTCTGTATCTCCTCTATCATCTCTACTGAAATCTTGATTATATAAATATACTGTCTTACCTAGTTGTTCATATTGTTGTACACCTGTTAACTGTGCTTTTGGACCTGTTACTTTATCTTTAGCTTTTAAACTTATACTACCATAAGGAGTTACCTCTAAGTAAAACTGTCTACCTTTTACATCTGAAGTAATAAATAATTTATCTCTTTGTTGTTTATTAAACTCAGTTGCTATATTCTGATCTTTTACTTCTGTTTTCTGTCCCTTTTTAGTAACATTAGTCTCTAATACTTTTTGAGCCATATTGATATAGTCATTTAATATTACATCTAAATCTGCTACTGGTTGTTCTTTTACTGTAGATGTTGCTACTGTATACAATCCACTTGGATCTTTTACTACAACATTATATCTATTACTAACATTTTTAAGAGAGCCATCTTCATTCATTATTCCTTGCTTCTTTAATCCAGCTTCCACTTGACTAATTAATTCTATCTCAGCATCTCCTTCTAAATTGGTTATAGGTGTAGGTAATAAGCTTACCGGATCTACATCTAATACTAAAAATGCATTCCCTGTTCCATCAGCTCCAAAAGGCAATTTACCTACTTCAGTAAACGCATTAGGTTTTGTATAGTTAGGGAATCCTTGGAAGATTGTTATACTTAAACCATCTGGTAATCTACCAACTCTTATATCTCCTGTAGGTGTTTCTCCTATTTCTTTTTGCACTGCAGCTTGTAATGCTTGTCCTGTAGCAAAAGCTCTTCTAACTATTTCAAGGTTTTCTTTCTCTGTATTTCCTTTATATTCAATACCTTCTAAATACATAGTACTGTTCATAAAGTTTACATCCATTGACGCAGGATCTATTATAACTCCATTACCGTCTACAAATTCAAATTGATTACTAGGGAAATAAGCAAAAATTCCATTTGCACTTTCTTCTAAAAGATTTATTCCTTCTGCTTGTCCTAGAAGTGCATTCATTTTAGTTATAACTACTGGATCAACCATTTGTATTCCTATAGTATAGTCATTTCCTTTATTAATTATATAAGGGTTAGGAAGCTTTTCTAATTGGTTTGCTTCTCCAGGAACCTGATATGAATAGGTATTGGTATTAGCCACGCTAGGTTTTATAAATATATTTAATTCTTGGATCTCTTGAGGAGTTAGATTACTCATAATCATTTCTAATCTCTCATTAGCTTGATCTCTAGTTTCACCTGCATTAGTATGTGGCCATGCTTTAATAGCTTCATCAGGAGGTAGCTTAGCAAAGTTATTTCCTAGCTCAGGAACCTTTATTTCTTCCATGACTCTATATCTTCCAATAAAATCTTCTTCTTTTACTGCACCAAATTCTTTAGCTGCTTTACTATTTGACCACCAGTTAGTTTGATTATATTCTGCTTCTGGAACTAAATAAATAATTGAAGGATTCTTCTGATTACCTGCAGCATTAGTATTAACTCTAAATACATTACCTGCTTCATCTACTATTCTTTCTCCTCTACTTAATACTAATCCACCAAATTTAAATGTAGTTCCATCAGAACCTTCTCTCTCTAATAATTCAAAAGCATCTTGAGCATTTTGTATATTAGTAAAGGTTCCGGAAGCATTAGGACCAATAATTTGTTTCATTCTATTATTAATAAGATTTCCACTCTTATCTAATAAAACATAGCTAGTAGTTTCATCTTCATTAGTTTGATCAAGAACTATCTTTTGTAAGTCAACTATTAAACCATCTTGTATAATATTAGATGCTGGAGCTGACTTAACTGTTTTATATATAGAAAGATTAACTTCTAATTCTTGTAATACATCTCTTACAGTTGGGTTATCGTCTGCATAATCATTTATAAAATCTTGGAGTCCTATCTCTTCATCAATTTCTGTTTGATTTGGTTTAAAAGTTATTATTTGCCTTTCTGGAGTATATCTTTGGTAACCTGAAGCCCATATTCTTTTTATAGCATCATATCCTTCTTTAATATTTATACCTTCAGGACTTTCTTTCCACTTGCTAAAATTCATCAAGCCTTCACCTTCTGGTGGCATCATAGCTTGGTACGCTCTAAATTGTTTATCTAATATTTTTTGTAATGAAGGAGATTGATAAGAATCTTTCAGCACAATCTGTTGTATACCCGCCTCATCTAAAGTATCTTTAACTTCTTGTACAGATTCATCTACAACATCAGCAGCTGTTTCCTCTTGTACTGGAGTAGTAGTTTGGATATATACATCTAGAATAGGATTTACTATCTTCATTATTATTTCTAAATCTTCTATTACTGCAGCATCTAACTTACGTCCAGCATAAATAAAAGTTCTTAATACATTAATATTTCCTGTTTCTAAAAACTCTCTTGTCTCAGTTGGATCTAGATATATATCCTCTTTGGCTAATTCATTTAATAACTGATTTTGATTTTGATTTAATATTAAATCTTTTATTTGTCCTTTAATTAGAGAGTTTCTTGCTCCTCCCACCTGTTTAAAATAATCAGCAGATCTTTCTATTAAACCTTCCATTCTATTAGGATCTAATAAATATTCAATAGTTTGATTAAACATATAAGAATCTTGAGATAATGTAGCATAATCTATAATTTCATTTATAGCATTCTGTGCCGCATCATTATCTACAAATGTTCCATTTGCATTAGCTAAAGTTTTTAGATAAGTTTTAACAGATGCTTCTAGATTTTTTTTCTTACGTCTATCATAGTATCCTTTATCAGTTAGATTAGCATTATAAACTTTACTAATTTTTAATAATTGTTTTCTTCTTGCTTTCTTATCTTTAAGATTCTTTTTATTTCTTTTCTTATCTAATGCAGATAAACCACTTTCATTTTGAAGATTGGCTTCTATTGCTTCAATTTCTTGATCTAAACGGTCAAGTTCAGTTTCTAAACTTTCTTTATCTAAAAGTGGACTAATATCATTAGCTGCCATCTTACCAAATAGAGGTGTAGATTCTAAAGCTTGTGCTATCTTACCTTTTCTTTCTACAGCATCTTTAAATGCATTTTGAGTAAACATTGAAAACATTTCCATATGTTTATAAGCTTTTTTCATAGCTACCTCATCTCTATATTGTCTTGTACCTGGTTTAAATAATTTTGGTTCATATCTCTTTTTAAATGGATTATTCCTATTATCAAACATTTCTCCATACTCTTGGATTAATTCTTTTTGTTTAAGAATTTTCTCTCTTACTTTCTGAGTAGAACCATAATCTTTTTTAGGAAATGCTTGTGCTAATTCTTCATCTGTTAATTGACTATAACCATCTAGTTCTTGTTCATATAAAGAAATAGTACCTCTTTGATACTTATCATAAATATTAGCAAACTGAGCAAAGTTTCTTTGATTATAGAAGTTATACTTATCTCCTGCACTTAATGCTTCATTTTGTCCATCTAAAGCATTCTTCTGTAAAGATGCCATCAATTGAGTTTCATCTAATATTACATCTATAGTAGAAGCTTCTGATCCATTATATCCTGGAGACATTTGATTAGCTTGATCTACAGCTCTATTTATTACTTCTTGTTCAGCTTGTTTTTGAGAATCATAATCTGCTCTAGAATTTTTACTTCTTCTACTATATAAATAAGGGAATCCTTGAAAGAGTATTTGTTGATATGGACCGGCCATACCACCCATTAAAAATCCTGATAAAAATGTTTCAAATCCTTGTGCACTAAATTGATCTTTTATTCCATCCATAGCAAAAGAACCGTATAGATGTTTAGCTCCTGAACCTGGCTCTCTTAATAATGCTCCATAATATCCTTCATTAGTTGCAGCAATTGCTTCTTGCGTAACTTCTTGTATACCTTCACCAATACCTCCTGCACCATATCTTAACATTGCACCTGCAAATACACGTGGAGCTCCTCTAAAACCAGCTGCTGCTATTCTTTGACCTAATGCAGATATTAACCACTTACTTTGTTGTCTATATATTCCTTTTAATGCTTTTCCTGTTACAGCATCTATTAAAGGATTAGTTCTAAATATCTTATCTGTTACATTCTTTGATGCAGCTCTTCTCCACCCTCCAAAAGCACTTCTTAATAATAATTTATTAGTGAAATAAATAATAGCAGTATTTTGCATTTGACTTCTAAAAGCTGCTTCTCTAGACTTAACTTCTATATCTGCTAATTGATCAGCAGTAACTTGTTCTCCAGGATTTTGTTGAGCTAAATATCTTAATTGATTTTCTCTAACTCTATTCTCTACCATTCCTGCTTCAAGCTTACCTTCTGCTAATGCTAAATTTACTTGTCTAAAATCTCTATATCCAGCTACCCAGTTATCTCCACTCTTCATAAAATTCATTATATTCTGTGCAGTATTTCCTGTAGTCTTCCAATTTTTAATTGCATAAGTAACTTCTGGTGCAAATATTTTACCACCAACCTCTAGTCCTCCTCTAGCTAATTGTCTTGCATTATTTACATCATTTAAAGTATTAATCAAAGCTCTAGACGCACTAGCATACCTTTTTATATCAAAAAGATTACTCATAGCTCTACCAGCTCTAAATAAATTTCTCATGGTACCAGCTGCAAAGGCAGCCAGACCTGTTGGTGCTCCTGCACCTGTCATAGATAGTGCAGATGAACCAGCTGCTAATATTAATTCTTCTATTGCTATAGATGAAATAATACCCATCGTATAACCAAAACTTAATCCAACATTTGTTAGAGTACCAAAAGCTCCTCCTCTACTAGTAGATCCTATTCTCATAGCATCTTCCATAGCATATGCTCCCTCTAAATCTGGAGAATCTATATAACCATCACCATCAAACATATCTACCATAGTATTCCATGATGCTGTAAGACCAGTCCCAAATTGACTTCCAAATTGATTATAAGCTCTAGATAAATCATCTAACTTACTACTATTAGTATTATAGTATGATTCATTGTCTGCATAAGGAGTGAAGCCTAATTCATTAAATTTAGGATGAGCATAGGCTCTATCAAAACCCATCTCTTTAATATTTCCATATATAGTTGGAAGAGGCTCTAAAGGATCTTCAGTAGGTGTCCAGTTTTTAATTCTATCAACAGGAGAGAGATCTTCTAATCTTGGTTTACTAGGATTATAACCTATATCAACTATACCAGGATCTGGAGCTGTTAGATTAGCAAGAACTTCAGGTCCGTACTTAAACATATCCTTAGTATATCTATCTACATTTAAAAGACCTGCTGGATCAGCCATGTTTAGAAAATCAGGACCATATTGTTGTGTATCAAATAATGATTCAGCAGTAATATATGGGCTAGTCTGATTAGTGAGACTGCCACTGATTTTTTCCTCAGCTAATTTAACTGATAAAGGTTGTCCATCATTATTCTCCATGTCCTAATTTATTGGTTGTTTACACTAGCTGCATTACTAGCTGCTTTATATGCTGCATTATTTTTTACTTTTTGACCATTTAATTCTTTCATTATATCATCATAATATTTTTCACCATTAGTCATATCTAATTGTCTTTTTGGAAATAACTCAACACTATATCCATTTGGATATTTACTAGCATCTGGTTGATATACATGAAAAGCTCCTGATATTATCACGTTATTTCCAACTAGTTGTGCCTTCACTGTTCCATGAGGAGCATTATTTTTAAAGTAACCTTTTACATTAGCTACGCTGTCATTAAATATATTATTTTTACTCATAACTAAATTTTGTTTTAACCAACTTCCTTGACCTGTTCTGTCGTAACCAGCCCTATTAGCTTTTATTGTAGCTGATCTTGGAAATAGATATGTAAATCCAGTATTTAAAACCTTTTGAATATCTGCCTTGGTTGCTTTATCTCCATCTATCATAGGATAGTTTGTATTGTCACTAGTAATTGCCTTTGTAAGTGCATCATCAAAGTTTGAAAATTGATAAGCTGCTAATGGATCCTTTACTAATTTATTATTGTCATCATATACTTCAGGTCCCCAAGTTGAAAAGAATGTAGTTTTAAATGCAGTCTTACTCTTATCTCCTAAAGAAGCTTGAGTAGTTATAATTTTGTCCCAAATCCATTGTGCTATTATATTATCTTTATCAGTATAATCAATTTTATCACTATCTACTTCATACAAATTTTTAACGTCCTTAGCTGTAAATCCCACAAAACCAGATCCTCCAGTTGCACTTGCTAAATCACTTTTCATTTGTTCTTGCATAACCTTTAGGAACGTAAACTTATCACTTCCTGGTGCTGGATTTAAATTAGATGTAATACTTTGACTAGGTGTAAATGAAATATTACTTCCACCACCTGTTGAAGTTATACCACGTGAATTATTATAATAAGTACTTGAAGATGTGTTTTCTATTTGTTCTTTTAATTTTGTATAGAAATAATCATAAACTTTCACTGAATGTTTATCTATTTTATTCTTATCTAATACAGGAACAGATGTAGGTGCTGACTGCGTCCCAGGTCCTCCGGTCCCAACCATTTTGGTTGTCATCAAATCCCAATCAAATGCAAATTTTTCATCTATCTCAAGATATGGATCTAGTTCTTCACTAGATACTGCATCTTGAATTATTGCATACATTTTTTTCATGTATGCATCTTTTGACATGAAGTTTCCATTGTTATCTAATGGTGGCACCCATCCACTACCATATAATTCTTTAATATCATGTTGAACACTGGTTAAATCATCTTCACTTATTTTTAAAAGAGAAGCATTTATAGTGTTTATTTTATTAGTTCTATCCTCTTCAGATAGTCTAACTGCCTGATTGTATAACTGAAACCTTTTAGCTAAACCAGGTAATTGACCAGCTCCACCACCAAATAATCTTTCATGAATACTATTAAAGAGAGTCTGGTCTCCTGTTTTATCAGGATCAGCATTATGTACATCCCAGGTATTATTGTAGTAGTCTTGCATTTCTCCAAATACATTAGTGATAGCATCTCTATATTCAAACTGATCAGTATCTAAATCATCATCATCTTTTACTCTTGTTCCTAATATTTGTTCTATACCAGCAATATCCCCTGTATACCAATCACTGTCATTATCTGGATCTGGATTACTTACTAAAGGTATTGTATATTGTCCATCTTCATCAGCATCATATTTCCCTGAATCAACAATCATGTCAGGTATCATACTAACCATTTCATTTTGTAGTCTATTAAAATCTTGCTCCCTTTTTACAATATCTAAGGCATAAAAATCATTTTCTAATATTATTTCTCCACCCTCATCTACTGTAAAGTTTGATCCTGCTCCTGTATATCCCTGTGTAACTCCACCCCAGTTCAAACCTGTACCTACTCCTTTTAACTCCATCTCTCTATTATATTTATCTTCCTGCTTGAGCATATCTAACGTATACTGATGGGTCTGTTCATTCATTTTTAACGTAGATTTATAATCAGCTAAACTATAGTCATTTACCTTTTGCTCTACTTTCATTCCTCTTTGAGAAAATTGTCTAGCAGCTTTACGCATATCCATATCCATATTATAGTTAGCTAAAAGAGTGGCCGCTTTATTATATGTAGCCATATCATCTGGATCATCACTATCAGCAAAAGTATTTTGATTAAGATATCTGTTTAACTCTGCTTCTAACTGCTCAGCTTGATCTAAATTATTCTGCATAATTTGTTCATCTAAACTTCCTGGTACTACTCCGTGAGATTCAGCATAATTAGACCAATTAATATTTACTTGGTTTGCTTTTCTAACAGCATATTCTGCTTCACCCTGATATTCTAAATTTTTTGATCTTATTCTTGCAATAGTTTCATTTGCCCACAATTGCAGTCCTTGATCTTCTGATGCTACCTGACCACTTTCTACAGCTTCTCTAGCAAACATATTTGCTTGTACATAAGATTTAGCATCATAATATTTTGTAACTCTAGGATCATTGTAAAGAGAATTAACTATTTGTTCATAAGCTGCTCCTTCTATTAAAGATCCATTTGTTTGAGTAATAATCCACTTATTATCTTCTCTAAATATTGGATCACCCTTCTTATCTACTTTTCCTGTATCAATTAGATTAGGTACAGGCATAGTAATAGTAAGTGCAGGATCTAGTTCAGATAGAAATTTTTGTGCATTTCTAACTAAATCTGCATCTAATACTAATTCTGGTAGTGGTTGATTAAGTATTTCATCACGTCCAGCATTCATAAATTTCCTTCTGTCTATTTCTAACTTCTGTAATCCTACATCTGCACTAGCTAATTGTCTAACTTCTTCTTTATTACTTCTAGCTAATTGATTATATTCTTTAACTGCATCATTAAATCTACCTGTCCATACCATATCATATACAACAGTATCATCCTGAAAGAATGGTGCAAAAACAGATTTTGCAGACTCAACATTCTGCTGTAAAGATAAATCTAACCCAGCTATTTTTTCTAATTGTGGACCTAATTTTTCAGTAAATTGTCTTTGGTATTCTATACTATTAGGATTAGTTAGATCAGAATATACTACTCTATTATATAGATCATTTTGAGCTTTCCAGTTATGATCATAAATAGCCTGACGTGCATCCAATGTTGCAGACAGAAATTTATAGTCTGGTGTAAAGGGTTTAATATCTGGATAAAAATTCTTGTGTCCTTTTATATATGTAGCCATAATTCAAAATTAATATAATTTATTAAGTTTACCAATCTATTAAAGTAAACCTTTCACGTTTAGCGTCCCATTTTTCCTACTGACATCCAATAAGGATATGCTGATTTTTTTAGTTTTTTTACTTCTTTACCTCTTCGTGATTCAACGTTTGCTGCTGGATTAAAATAACTATTAGGAGGATTTTTAGAAACTACACTAGGTGGTCCTGCATATTGTTCAAATTCATCATCATCATCATTATTATTATTTTTAGCATAATCCCCTAGTATATACTTCATATAATTATCTTTATCATCATCTTCAATACCTCTTGTATCTAACCAATTCCATGTTTCAAAAATCTTGTCTCTTCTTTTTTCTTCTTCAGATGTTTGATCAGTTTGGTGAAAAATGTTACTATCACCCGTCCATGTACCCTCACCAGCTCGTGTAGGATCTATTCTAAATTGTGGTTTTCTAGCCATATTTAGATTATATGTATTAGCCTGATTAGTAAGTAAGGTATTCATTAATTCAGCACTTTTTGTTGTATCCCAATTTTTGAAATCTGTAAATCTTTGTAATGCTAAGTTAGTTCCATCATCTTCATCCATTCTTAATTTAAGATTTTGTAGATTATTCTCCATATCTAATCTAGCTTGTTGAGCTGCTGTTTGGTTAACTATTCCTACATTATTAAGATTAGTTGTATTTATAGCATTCTCACTTAACTCTACGGCTTTACCTATATCAGATCCCATTACTCCAGATCTACCTGCAAATGCTCCTAGTTGTTGTAGTTTAGAATTTAAAGCTGCATTAATATTATTTACTTTTCCTGTCCAATCATCTAATACATAGTCTATTTTTTGTCTAGGTAATTTTGGTCTTACCGGTAATATTAGAGGATTCTCTAATTGATTTTGTGCATTTATATTTAATACATCTTGTAACCATGGTTCTGGTTTAGGAGGTATGGCAGGAGGTGGAATAATTCCAGGTATTTCGTTTATAGGATCATCTAAAGATGCTGTTAATTCATTTGATCCTGGTTTACCTAGATATCTTCTATCTATACTATGTGTATGTAATCCTAGTAATCCATCAACCTTTTCTCCTTTTCTTTGTCCTGCAAATATATCTCTTGGAGTTAATCCATGTTTAGCACTAAATGCATTATCAATAGCCTGCATATTATTTTGAACTGCTGCCCATTGTTCTTTATACTTTGGATCATCTTTTGATAAAGAATAATCAAATCCTTCTACAGGTGGAATAGTAATCATTTCACCATTAGCTCCTTCAAATTGACCACCTTTCCATGCATCACCCCATCTAAGTTCAAAATCCTTTGCAGCTTCTTCACCTGATAAATCATAACCATAACTATTAGATCCAGCTCCAGCTTGATTTTCTCTTCTTTGTAAACCAGAATATATACCTCTTCTAAATTTAGCATCAGGAAATCCTTCTATTACTCCCATTATCTTTTCTTGATCTTCATCATAGATATTTATCATTTCTCCTGTACCAGCACTTGTATCTGCACTCTCAACCATTACTAGTTCAGGTTGAGCATCCAGTGGATTAGGTACTATTTCAATAAGTGTATACTCAGTTTTTCTTTTAGAAGGATCATACTTTGGTACAATTTTTTGTACATTACCTCTAGCAATTGCATCTTCAAATGCTTCGTATTGTTCATGAGTTTTAGGTAAAGGATTAATAATTTTTCCTTCTGAGACATTAGTTTCAATATTTGCACTTACATCATTTCCTGTCACTTCTTCACTAACAGTTATCTTATACTGATCTTGTATGGGTTGACCATCATTAAAGTCAAGAACTAGTTTTCTAGCTTCTCCTTGTTGTAATGGAGGAGTACCATCATCAAATTCCCACATCTTAGTATCTTCATTAAATACAGGATCTTTAGTATCTTGTGGCCATGCTAATCCCTGCTCTTTAGCATAGCTACTAGCAGTTTGACCACCTCTTTGAGCCATTAAATCTTGACCTAATTGATTGTTAGCCATAGTTAATTGTTCTTGACCAGGAGAACCAGCTTGAGGACCAGAACTCATGTCAACATTATTTGGAACTTGTTGTTCTGCTTGTGCTAATATTTCTTGTAACATCATAATAGCTTGTTGTTGATCAGGGGGTAAACTTTCTATAGCATTTATTTGAGCTTGTTTTTTAGATATTTCTTCTACTTGAGCAGTAAATTCTATAGGGTCTATACCTTTAGAATCTAAGTATGGATATGCAGCTAAAGGCACTCCATCTTCAAATTTCTTTTTAAGTTCTTGTCCATAAGCTAACTTAGACAAGTTATTCATATTTTTCTTTAACATGAGTTCTGCACTTAGTGTAGAAATATCATCTGCATATTGATCATTTATAGCTCCTAGATAAGGATTAAGAGGATATCTTTTAGATATAGTTGCTGGAGTTTTTCTTTTACCTGATTCTATTCCAAACTCAGCCATCTCATCTTTATTAAATTTTAAAGCTGCTGTATCAGAATATATAAAGGATTGTTCTGGTAAAAACATAGGTACACCACCACTAGAGTGTCTAGGACCTTTAATATCATATAAACCAAATTGACCATTACTATTTAAATCAGCTAATACAGTTTCTCCTCCTTCTGCTTCTACATTTGCATCTTCTCTTGGTACTCTACTTAAACTATATCTTACATCATTATCTTCATTGTTATTAAAATTAGTTTGACCATAATATTCTTGTGGGGTTGTTACTAAACCATAATCTGCTTGATCACCAGTTACATAACCTCCATCTCTTTTTTTGGAAATTCTTTTTACTTTACCGTCAACTAATTCAAAACCTTCAGGTAATTTATTTATTTTAATTTTAGCCATAATTATAATATTTCTATATCAGCACCTGCTGCTATCAATTCCGTTAATAAATTTTGATCTACTTCTATTTCTAATCCTCTTTGAGCAACTCTCAGATTTGGTTGTTCAAAAAATTCATCATAACCAGTAACTCTATCTTTTGTACTACGAAATGATCCCCAATTTGTTTTCCAATTACCTAAATCACCTGCATCACTAGTTACAGTAGCAACGAGATTATCTGCCATAAGAGCGTCTGCTCTATCCTCATAAGCTTTATCAGCCTCTTCTTGTTCATATAATCTATTAAAAAATCCAGCTGCTTTAACTGCAGAATCTGATAAACTACTAAACCCTCTCATTACATTACTATCCATAACTCTATTCAATGTTCCTTCTAGTTTATTTGATGCTTCTAGTTCTGGTTTATTAACTGCATCCCATAACTCTTCAGCAGTAGGTTCAACCACCACCTCTTCTTCATTGTCAATATTTTGATTTACAGCTTGAGTTTCTAAATTATCTACAAATTGTTGATTTTGTTCTTGTTGAGGTGTAAGACCTAAATCAGGAAATCTTTTTTGTAATTGTGCATCAGCTACATTTTGAGTATCTCTCACATAATCTGTTTGAGTAAACTGTTGTAAGTAATCAGCTATATCAAAATCTGGATCATATGGATTAAAGTCACCTCCCCATTGTTTAGGTGCTATACCTGAACCATCTCCTCCATCAATATCAATCATATCTGGAATACCATCACCATCTTTATCTATAGAGTTTATAGATTCTTGCTTAGTCTTAGCAGTTACAACAGGTTTTCCACTAAGGATACTAGCTAAGTCTATTCCATCTAAATTCATTCCTTCATATGTTGCTGCTATCTCAGCATCTGCTGCTGCTTGATTAGCTTCTGTTTGTGCTATTGTATCTTCACCAACCTTTTTATAATAAGCTGCTAAAGCATTAACATTTTCATCAGAAGTATCTACATTAAGATCCCAATTATAATATAAAGGTGCTACCATTTTATTATAATTGGCTTTCTCATCCCATCCACGCAAAGCTCCTTTCTGTAAACCACTAATTCCTCTTTCTCCAGAAAATAATTCATTATAAATATCTGATGCAGTAAAAATAGCATCTGATAATATATTATTACTAGTTGATCCAGCTAATAATGCTCTTTGATTCCAATCACTTAAATTTATTCCACCACCAGTAGTAGTTGTTTCATTATTAATATAGTTTTGACTTACATCTGTATCTCCGCCATCTTCATACCATTCTAAAAAGCTGGGAGTTCTTATGTCACCACCATCTTGTTTTGCTAATTGAGGAATGTGTTTAACCAGTTGTGGAAATTTTCTGGAAAGTTTTGCTAAACCTTTTGTACCTAGATTTTTAAGTATTCCTAGACCAACATAACTTGTAGGATCTAATGCCAGATCTATTAATGTAGCACCCACGAAATTATCTATACCTAATGTTTCAGAAACCAGTTTATTGTTTGCATTCTCATCCATAATGGTAGTATTATATAGATCTGGTAAAATATCACCCGCATTAAATTTTCCATCTCCCTTTCCACCTATTCCTTCTATACCTTCTCTAATCAAATTAGCAGGTATACTAGATATTTGTAGAAGGTTATCTGCCCAATATACTGGATTCAGATGATTTTTTATATATTTTTGCCATTGGGCATCATCATCTTGTACAGTTATATAAGGTTCAACCGCCTGATAACCTGCATATGTACTAGCGGCTAGATTATTAAGCACCCCCTTAATATCATCAACACCACCACCATCTTGTCTAAATCTAGGATCTAAAATATGTTCTCTACCTTTATTATATGAGCCTTCTTTTAATCTCATTTGTTCTGTATAGTCCATTTCACCACCTTCATCCTTTTTCCATTTAGCTGCATTACGTGCAAAATTAGCCATCTTTACTACAGATGGAGGATACTTATCTTTATTAGCTAAAACCTTTCTAGCAGCTTCCTGTACGCCCATACCACGTGCTTTAGCCCATTTAGTAAACTTTCCTCTATTTTCTTTTTTAATTTCTATACCTGACTTTGCAAAAGGATCAGTTTCTATACCTTCTAATACATCTACTGGTTGAGATTCTAGTTCTTCATTTCTTGCTAATAATTGTGGATTAGCATTTACTTCAGATGGGCTGGAAGGACCAGGTGGTTCAGCTTTTACTGCCACTTGTTCAAATACAGTTTGAACATCTTCTTGTTGCATTCCCCCCATCATAAGTGCTTGAGCTATAAGTTGCTGATCTACTTCTTGTTGAGTCAATTCTAATATAACATCAACAATATCTTTTCCATCATTCATAGACATAGAAATCATTTCACTAACTTGTTGTACTCTAGGATCAACTTGTTGTGTTTGATTTCTCATTCCAGGTTGTTGTGGAATCATCTGTCCGCCTTGTTGTTTTACACTTATTTTGTTTAAATTCACTTTGCTCATATTATAATATTAATATACAAATAATTAAGGAGATTCACTAATATTTAAGGTTTAAGAATCATCTGCTAGATGAGTCATAATATAATTAGGAACGCTCATCCCTTCCTTTCTTGCATCTTTTAAATATATCCGGTTTAGTTTATCATATATTTTTTCACTTTGTTCATCTACTACTTTTCCATTTATATAGTCACTATATATTTTAATTATTTTGTTTTCACCACCTTTACGTTTAAAGTAAAGATCTCTTATTGATTTATACTCATCATTAATTAAAGCATCTTGGATATTCTCTTGGACACGTGGTCTTCTTTGAGTATTTTCTCCCCGCAATATCATCTTAATATATTTACTAGTCTCATCAGGTAAATCATCTAACCAGTCAAATGAATTATAGATATCTTTTCCTGCGTTTTTAAATTTAGTAAACCATTCTCTAGCTTTCTTAGGCCCTAAGCTATACCCTGCTAGAGTTTTTGCCAATCTTACGTCATCTAATTGATTTGGTTTATCAACCCATTCAGAATTATATATCCTATTCATATACCAGTTCTGAACATTGTAATTATCTTGAGGATTAAATGGATCTAATTCAGAAACTTTATTAGCCTTTTTATAATCTTCTATAACACCTTGCCCAATCTGCCCTAATCCCATATAACCTTTATCATTTTTTATAGATGGGTCTAAGTTTGATTCTACCCATGCTTGAGAAAATAATAATTCAGGAGTAATTCCTGTAACTTTATTAGATTCCATTATTTCTTTTCCTATAACCTCATATCTAGATGGAAGAGTAGGTATTTCTACATTTGTATTATCTTTTTCCATTTGTATAATAGGTAGCTTATCCCAGTCTTCTTGAGTAAGAACTTGTTCTCCTCCATCTTGCATCTCCCCCATAGTAAATGCTCCTACTGGTACTGCTATTGTATACATTTTTTTAAGATATTCTTTCATTTGTTTAGGATCATAGTATTGTCTAAGTTCTAATATATCTTTTGGTATTTTTTTATCCCAAGTACCTCTAACTATATCATCATAACTTATATTCATAAAATCATCAATAGACAAATTATTCTTTTTCATATAATCTAAGGCAACTATACCTCTTTGTCTAACCTCATCTGGATTATCAAAATATTGTATCAGATCATTATTTCCTCCTTTAGTCCATGTGTCCCTAGTACGTGGTCTAATCTTTGGAGCTTTAAATGTCTTAAATAAATTAGAATTTTTACCATATGAAGACACATGACCAAACTCATGCAATGCTAATGTTCTTAACTGATTAGCATTCATATCATTTATTGCACCAGTAAATGTAACGGTGCTTCTAGGACTTCCTGATGCACCCTGAGCTAAGCCGTCCATAGGTAATTTTTTATTACTAAATAAAATATTAGCTTCATCCATTTCTTTTATCATATCATCTATATACTTAGTTGCTTCTGTATCTGATATTTTTAAACCTTCTGTTAATCTAGTTCTATATTCTGGTGTTCTGTAATAACTTATTAATTCTTCTTTACTTTTCTTAATTATATTGACAGCATCATCACTAGGAGTAAACATATTCTTATAGTTATTCATCAGCCTTTTTTGATAATCAGGCTTTTGATTACCTATCAGCTTCCATGTATCTTTACTCATAGTAGTAAACTTTGCAAACTCATCATCTGGCAATTTTAATAAGTCATCAAAGTTTTGTGGTTTGACTACATTATCTATATACTTAGGAGCGTGCTTAGGAGCTTTTTTTAAAAAGGTTTTAAAAAATGTACCCCATTGAGCTTTTGGTAAATCTCCACCATGTTTCAATTTACTTTTTAGTATTTGTTCAGACATATCCCATCCTTGTTCTGCTGCTATTCTATCTAAGTTACCAGCTATGTCTCTAAATGATTTACTATCATACCAATTTTTATATCCACTATCTTTAATAAACCAATTTTCAACTTTTCCATGTCCTGGAAAATCTAATATATTTGCATGACCTGCATAGGGTTGCCAAAGACCCTCTGTACCTTTACCTGCTAAGTCAGTAGATTTATAGAACATTTGACTCTTCCCATTTGGTAATGGAACATTAACAATAGTTCTACCACCTTGATTACCTAAGTACTGTATATTCTCACCTACTAAATCTTTTATCTGAAACCCTACGTCATCAGTATACTTTCCTTGTGCCTTGAGTATATCTAAAGCATTTGTTATTACCTCATCACCTGGTGTATCTGTAGTACCATAGTGTGTGGGGTAATCTATTTTATTAATAGGTAACATTTCATAGTTTTTAACAGCTGCTGGTGCAACCTCTACTACCTCATCTGTTTTGCCTAGTAAATTATCAAGATACTTCATAATTTTTGGACCACCCTTCTTTATAAGATTTCTGAAGAAACCCTGTTGAGCTTTAGGTAGTTCCTTACCATACCTTGCATATATAAACTTATCTGCTTCCTGATTAAAATCAGAATCTTGATAAGATATAGTATTTAAAAGTTGTAAGATTTCATCATCAGTATATACTTTTTTTAAGTCTCTATACTGACCATGTGATTTCATAGTTTCTTGCATCTCAGGTGTTACCTCTGAATTAAAAATACTTGGTAACCCTTCATCATTCTTACCACCACCTAAATCTGTTTCATAAAAATATCTAAGAGCATTAAGTCTTGCTCTTACCTCTGTAGGACTTCCATAATACCTTAAGTCTTTAATTTCATCTCTACTAAGATTATAACTTTTTTTATCTTCTTTTATTTTATTCTTAGTTAGACCTTCTATAAACTTAACATCTGATAACGGCATATTCAACTTACCAAAACCCAATCCTGCATCATAGTCTTGAGCATGTGATAGTTCATGTAGTAATACATCTTTAGGTTCTTTACCAGGTGAGTATGCAAACTTGTCTAAGTAATTTTCATTTATTTGTATTAGATGTGGTCTTTTGTTATATCTACCCATAAAATCACCAAGACCTGTTTCAATTGTAACATTATCTAATGCAACATCACCTCTTCTGAATGTTAAAAAATCTGTCTTATTTTCATTTCCATCATAGCTATTACTTAATAATTGTTGACCCATAGGAGAGTGTAACCAATTCTTTAAAAAATCTTTTTGATGTTGACCACTTAAATCTAAACCATCTTGAGCCATTATAGATCCTCCTTGTTTTTTAAGTGATTTTAAATAATCTATATATTCTTCAATAGTCTTTTTTCCAAATTTTTCATCTGCAAATACTGAAGCTATTCCTTCAGTTAGTTTAAATTCTTTAAAGTTTGTTAAAGAATTTTGAAAAAATCTTGGATCAAGACCTGGTATCTTACCTGCCGCTGCATCTGCATTATTTACCAAACCTCTATAACTTTCTCTTAAAATATCATTAGGTACATCTGCTTTAAAAACTCCATCACCTCTTCCATATTGCTGATATCTTAATGGATCTCCTAAGTCAGAAGAATACCAAGTACCACCTATCCTATCTCTATCAAAACCATATCTATATATACTAGTAACATCACCACTCTGTTTATTATAATGATTGACCAAATCTTGAAGTGTAGGTGGATTTTTAGCATTATACAATTCATAATCAACTATTCTATTTACATCATCAAGTTGCTGCTTATGCACATTATCTATAAAATTTACTTCTGAGGTTGGTCCTGGTACTACATCATCTGTTTTACCTAACCATTTTTTTAAATATTTAGGAAGTTTTTTCATTCCTTGTTTGATTATTCCACCCCATTGTGCTTGAGGTAATATTTTCCTGGTTTCTGGGTCAATATATATTCTTTCATATACTTCAAAGGGTTTTCCTGCTTCAAATATGTCAGATACTTCTGATTTTGAAGTAACTTTTTTCCCTAATGAGGTAACATATTCCAACAGTTGATCAGCTGCTTTATTTACAGATGATCCTTTTCCCGGTTGGAATGGATTCAAGTCCCATATATCATATATAGATATGTAAGTTCCTTTTTCATCCTCTCCCATATGAAATGTAAAATCTCCTAAAGAGTTATCATGCGAAGGCCATGGTGTACCATCTCCTTGCCACTGTCCTCTTGGTAGTCCTCTTTCATTACCAATATCCTTATCACCTAGTTTAATATCTTCATCATCTACTTCTCTATAATACTGATCTACTAATGCCTGTCTAATCTTTTCATCATTAAAGTAGGTAGGTTTTAAATAAACCATACTCTTATCTTTTGAGTCACCCGGTCTGTAATCACTTACAGAAAAACTATTATTAACTTGTGGCATTCCTAGATATAGTCTAAATGCATCTTCTCGGTTAGGTATAGTGTAGTGTCTCTTATTATCTTTTGGGCCGGAATGCCACAAAGCTTCTGGATCACGTCCTAGATCTCCTCTATATCTTCTGACTCTATCAAGATTTTTTGCTACGTTTCCATAACCTTCAGGGACTATATTATTATATGCTCTTTCAGACTTACCTTTAACATAACCTGCTTTTAGAAAATCAGCTATTCCATGCTCTTCCATTTGTTCTTTAGCTAATGCTATAGGACCTTTATAATCAACAACTACTTCATCTAAAAGAGATACTTCTTGAGGATTACCTTCTTTGTCTTTCCATACACTACTTGGGTAAGTTAGTCTTTCTAGTTCGCCATACTTATTAATCGTTTTAAGAGGTATATTCATACCACCTTGAGCCATAGGATACTCTGTAACAGAGTTACCATCAAACTTGTAATCTTTACCTGGTTGCATCATCTTCTTATCACCAGTGTCAGATATTCCTAGCACAGGAAAGTCTACTCCCTTCATAGTTATATTGGGGGAGTTTATTTTAGTTATCTTTCCTGGGTTGGTTAACTGTCCCATGTCATCTTCTATCACTTCATACTTATCGAGCCATCCACCATCTTTATATTTCGGTAGTTGTATCTCTGAACTAGGAGTTTCATACTCTAATAATCCATCAGCTCCTATAGCTATTGGTACTGTAGCATATAATGATTGCATTAATTTCTTTAATCCTTTTTTATCTATTACTCTAAAGAAGTCTGGAGTTATTTTACTTTTACCAGAAAGTCCATCTCTAAACATTTGGTCAATTAACTTATCTGGTATATCATATTGTTTAGAAGTTCCCCAGTATTTTGGGTTAATGTATTGCCTTCTCAACTCCATCACTCTCGCAACCATTTCTGTAGGCTCTTGTAAATATTTTGCCCAGTCATCAAAAGTTGCATCTGGACCAAGAAACGATTTAATTTGCTCACTGGTTCCCTTTGATATTCTTGGATTTGGTTTAAGTGCTCCTTTAATTAACGATTTTGTCTCAATGCCTAAAGCTCTTCCACCTACATTACTAGCATGACCAAGAGTTTCATGTATACCTGTTAACATCTCGCTATTTCTTGAAGCACCACCACCAGTATTTACAACACTCTTATTACCTATTTGATTAGTAGTATCAAATATATTATCCAAAGTATTTAAAGGTTTACCAGCATGGGGTATATAATATGTCCCACCTGATCCAGGCGTAAATCCTGTACTACTATACACAGTAGGAAACTTACCAGACTGTATTAATTTCATATTGTCCGCTGCTAGTTTTGGATAGTACACATTATATATCTGATTTATTTCCATTGTAAGATCATCAACTTGTTGTTGAAGATACTTACCTCTAGGAAGAGCTTTATGTAGTCCTGCCTCTGAATATGTAAGTAACTCCGATTCTAAGGCTTGTAATTCTCTATGTCTAGCTGCAAGTGTTCTTTTAATGGTCTCTGGTCGAACATTAGGTAAAGGATTATATGGCTTAATCTGAGAATAAAATCTTTCATTAAACCCTGGAGAATTGGTCCATTGTTGCATAAAATTATCTGCATCCACCTTAGGATTAGTAAGAAGTTTATTCGGTGGAGTTTTACCTCTAGTAAGCAAAGATGGAATAGATATCTCTCTACCTATAGGAACAGCATCACCCAAAGGTCGTTTAAAATAATTGTATGTGTTTCTCACATAATTGTAACCTGGAATTCTTTTTAACGTATTGAGAATAACAGATTTACCAGGAAGATACTGGAGACCACCTTGAATAATTCTACCTCCTAAAAGATTTAGTCCAGCCCATCCTGTTTCAGGAAGTCCTTGCATAAGGTTTCCATACAGTTGATCTCCATAGGATATCTGACCTGTTTGTCTTTGAACGTTTCTTAAGTTAAGTTGTTTTGCCACCTCATCACTAGTCCAGAAATCTCCTGTAGCAGGTTGTAGTGTAGAAGTAGAAAACAGACTCGTTGCTGCTGGTTGTACAGTTTTATTATATAGATCACCTATTAATCTAAAAGGATTAGCAAGATATGTAAGAGCTGCTGCTCCTTTTGGTAAGTTTGTTGATGTAGCATCTGCAAACCTTTGTTCGTCTGCTTTTCTCTGTTCATAAGTTCTGTTATCCTGACTAAACATTGGTAACACCTTAGGTGGGGATGTCTGAAGAGGTGTGTAATCAGGCTTCGGTGGTTTTTTTGCAGGCTTTTCTAGAGGTGGAATTTTAATAGATCTAACAGCTGTATTATCTATAGCTATCTCTCTAGGAAATTCTCTAGGAAATTCTCTGGTACCCTTCTGAGCTTTCATTTCTGATTGAGTATACAAAGGTTCTGGGGTATTTGTACGTGCATACATCATACCGGATGCACCAGGAAGTGTGCCTCCCATTGCATACTTATCTAACCAACCACCGTTAATCTTTTTCATAGGTGTTGCACCTCCAGCTATAGCACCGAAGTATCTCTTCTGCTTATCAGTCAGACCTCTCCCATGGACAGTTCCATCGTCTAACATTTTCTTTGCTTTGCCTGGTGTTAATGCCATTATTTATATGATATTTGTGCTGGTGCTACAATAAACTGACTCACAATATGTGTAGTAGAGGAGTTGTCTAATATATGTCTCACCTTTACATTCTTAGCTCTTAGTTGTGACTTCTTAAATGATAAGTCACCATAGTTCATGTTGTCCTGATTCACCACCTTATCTATTGATTTGGATTCACAGGATGTTTTAAATAGAGGTACCTGGTCATCTTTTTGTAATGCCCAGAAAGTATTATACTGATAGAAACTATCGGTCTTTGCAAAAGTAATAGTTTTACTATCAGTATTTAATATAGGGTATTGGAGATATTCACTTAAGTTATTCATAGGTTTAGGAACAAGCTCCAGTATACCTGTCGATTGCTGACCATTATACAGGACAGCTTTATTAAAGTATTTATCGTCTGTTTGTATTTTACTATTAGCATCAAATTCTCCTAATACGGATGGTATATATGTATACACCTTGCTATAGTCTTTTATGTTCTGTAATATCTGATCATGATACTTATATGAAAAAGGATATTCAATTATATAAGGAGCAATATCTCCGTAGTAATAATTATACAAAGTATCGTTTCTCAAATGAGTCCACAAACAACCTGTTCTTAGTGGTTTAAATACAGCATTCGAATATGTTGCATCGGGTATATCTTCAAGAGTAATAAATTTACTGTACTCACAATCTCCATGAGCTTTAAGTTCTATTACTAATACACTTTGATCCACTGTATAAGAAACCCCGTGTGCCAATTTACTTAACGAAACAGAGGTGTCTATAACATTGCTCTGATCATCAAATATGTCAAATGGTCCTGTGTTAGGACTTGCAGCTAGTATTTTTATGTTTATAATCTTAGTCATATCTATATATCACATGCTCCTATTAATGATCCTTCTGCACCAACATTAACGTTTGTGCAATATTGTTTTGTTTCTCCACTAGCTACTGATAAACTCTGAGGTATTCCATTACAGTCATCATACCACACTACAATAGGTCCTGTTACTTCCCACTTATAGCATGGATATATACTAGTAGTAGTTGTAGTAGTAACAAATGCAGTGGTAGTTGTAGTAGTGGTTGTAGGTCCACCAGCTGGACTAGTACAAGAAGCTTGTTGAGTGATGTTACTTACTTCTCGAGTTTCCCAAACTGTAGGACGTATAGGTAAACAACTACTAGATGCATCCTGTAGGAAAACTACATCAAATGGAGTTAATGGAGTTACTTGGAAATATGCATAGTCACATGTAGTTGAACCTGCAATTATTGTTGTATTACACTCACACTCGTAAATAGCTGAAACTGGTTTTGTGTGATCCCATTGTGCAGCAGTGATTGTTATATCTACCTCTGGTGTTACTGTTGCATTATCATAATCCCACTCAAAATAGTGGTGTTCTGCTGCTGCAGTGTTTTTTCCTATTGTTATTAGTTTACCTGCGGTGGTATATAGTAGATTTGTTGTCCATGTATAACCAGCTGGTAAAGCAAACTTAACTGTTACTGCTGCTGATGTAGTATCTATCTCCACTACATTACCGGCAGTTGTGTCTAGTGCTATTAATGTATTATCATCTTTAACTACCACTCCAGCTGTTGTATTAAATCCAGCTGGTGTTATATCTAACTCTTGTACTGCACTCCAGTTAGTTGTGTTTATAGTCCATTTCTTAAATGCTAAACTACCATCCCATACATATAATGTATTTGGACCTAAAGCTAACTTACCACCTGTATAACCTGGAATGTTTATTAAGTTACCAAAGTTAATAACACTTGCGTTATTCCATATATATGCCTCTGCATTATCATTGTTAATAATGAATCCACAACACTCGTTTATTCCTCCAGTGTACGTAGTAGTAGTAGTTGTAAGTGTATTACAGTCACAATCTATATCATCTCTTATTACACCATCTTCAACATATATAGCTCTAGTGTAATCATCAGCTTCTCTAGTATACCATCCATCAGCAACACGTGTACAGTCTGAACTGTCTCCAAAATATACCGAGCTTCCTATTAAACCATCTTGAGATATAACTGGAGTAGCTTGATATACGAAGCTTATCCCCACTATCTCTTGTGAGCCAGGTGAGACATTTTTTAACAGAGATCCAATTGCACAAGCTTCTTGTGCACTATTTGTACCTACCACTGGACCTGCTGCTGTTTTAGTTTGATATCCTTCAGTAAATGAATCAGTTAATAAACCACTAGGTCTAGCACATATAGTTGTAGTTGTAGGACTAGGAACAGTAATATATCCCACTCCATCAATTTCACATTCTAGTTCTTCAGATATCACTATATTAACTGTACAGTCAGGAACATATGCAGTAGTTGTAGTAGTTGTAAATAAAGGATTAGAAGTAGTAGTTGTACTTGTTGTAATAAGAACAGGGGGTTGAAGTTCTCCTGCAATTACATCTAATAGGGGATCTTCCTCTCCAATTCTACTTCTATCTGGAGTGTCTAGTATAGCAGTAAACTCTGTACAGCAAGTATTTATACCTGAATAGTAGAAGTTGTTTTCTCCTATGTAAAAATTAGGTAGATAGGAGTGAAAAGATATCCACGTTTTTGTACTAAAGTCAAACGACATAGTCCAAGATTTACTACAGAAATATTCTTTGTCAAATAAAAATACTTCTTGTACTATGAGTTCTTCGTCTATTACTGTTTCTACAAAGAACTTCTTACTTTCAGAGTTATATTTAACCTTATCACTAAGTGGAATGTAATCTAATTTTGTAACAATAATTCTATCAAACTTACTATCATATACACCATGTAATCCTATACCCTTAAAGTGATTATCTATATATACATCTGGGAAGTATTCTAGAATCTCAAATGGTAAATGATTTGTTATAAATCTATTTACACCAGAACCAAACTTAGTTATATCTACAACTTCGCTGCCAGCCATTAAGAATATCTGACCTCTTTTAGCATCTGCAGTAACTGATCCGTAAGGTAATTTGAGTAGGAACTTGTGTTGAGACCCTACATAACCTAGGTCTGTTTCTGCAAAATCTACAGGAGGAGCTCCATCAAATAATCTAGGATTACCAATGTAGGCTGCTTGTGGGTTACTAGTATCAATTGTTAATAGCTTGTTATATAGTAAAGCTTTGTTTTCAAAACGTGCTAACACAGCTCTATCCATCATACCATCTAAGGATGTAAGATTACCATAGTTCTGTGGGAAGTCATGGAAAGAAAGAGCTCTATATACAAGCCAGTTGTTTACTCTGTTATCTGCACTATCTCCCTGTGTATCTGAATAGATTGCTCTGAATGGGAAGTATGTAAAACATAAATCTTCTATCCAGTCTGGAGGTAGTTGAGTAAATACATTTTCTTTATTTTGTTTTGAGAATGTAACATTATAGTAGTATGTATTATCTTGAGCAATAGGTACATTTGTTTCCTGTAACCAATCATCAGGAATACCACCACTTACATGAGGCCAGAAGTCTCCTTCATTGGTATTAAAGGCTTGTCTTAGATCTGTATTATATACTGTCTCACAATAGAAATTAGGAATACCATACGCAAACAAATACATATACCCATCATAGAATGTTCTATAAGTTCCTGCTATAGGATTCTCAGTTTGACCTCCTCCTTGTGGATATAAAGAAGGGTCTGTTGGACAATCAAAATTGCGTGCCTTAACAGATATAAGGTTGTACATGTTTTGATCATCACCTTCAGTTACTCTATAGTTAGACAATATAGATCTAGATGAATGCCAGAATTTAGGATATGCAACATTTCCTATTTCATCAAAGAATATATCTGAGTCATCTGGTCCATTAACTCTGTTATCTATAAAGAATGGTAGTTTAGTTTTAAATGCAAATCTAGATATGAATACATCTCCACCAAATACTGTATCTGTTCCAGTGGCTGTAACAAGTTTCTGATAACCTGTGTCTATTCTTTGGAATGAATTAATCTGACCCCATTGATTAGGGATAATATTTTTCATAGAAGCATAGTAGGAAACCACTTGAATATCTTGCTCCAATCCTGGTTTATCACATGCTCCTGATTCCCCTATATTAAATCTTGAATACTCAACTAAGGTAGAAGGTTCATTTAAGTTTGGTCTAAGTTCAGGAGTATTTTGTGGTAGAGGAAGTGCCAAAATATCATCACTAGTTTTAGTATCGATGAATACTGACGACTCTCTATTCCAGTTATTTATTGGAGGTTGTCCATTATTGAAAGACTGCACTCCTGGTATCAAGTATCTTGCTAAGTCTATTTCTCTTTGCTTTATTCCTCCACGTGAGTTATTAGGAACAGGTAGATGATAATCATAGTTAGCTCTAGAATTAAACTGCATTCCATAGTTCTTTCTTGTAATACCATTTATATATATAGTAAGATATGATTGATATACTGTAAACATTATACCAGCATCGAAACCACTACCAGCTCCCATTGCTGCTATATTCTCTGCACTATTTAAAGCATCTATTTGTGCTTCTTTAGATAGTAGTTTATATTTAGCATTATCTTTTACTTCTACAAAGTGAGCTTTACCTCCTCCAAACATTACACTTTCTAACTTAAGTACGCTTCCTAAGAATGGTTGTCCAAAAGATGTGTCTGGTGAATTGAATATTTGTTTATCTAAAACATCTTTTGCTTCTTCATAATCTGCCCCATCTAATGGTTTAATAGGTATATCTCTGTCACACTTTAAACAAGATCTCCTGCTGTATCTTGAATTAAAACCATCATATCCCCCTCTATGAGTTTCTGCAGGTGTCAATGTGTTATTTAGTTCCCACACACCACCAGCGTTCTCTGTTTCATCTGTAGGCATAGGAAATGCAAGTTGTGGAGAAACACTATCATTTACAGCAAACTGAGGAAGTGGATTTGTAGGTTGTCCAAATGCAGCCTGAGGCCAAGGAATTAGATTGTCTGGATTCTCTGTTTTTATACATGTATCACAACCATATGAATTCAAACCTTCTACTGGTTCAGGACAATTGCTATTTGGATCAAAACTTTCAGGTCTATATCTTCCTGTACCTGCAAGTCCTGCATTTACAAATGATACTGAAGTAAGATCACAATCCACTCCCATTATGTTTTTCAATTCTACTTTAGGTTGTGGATTAATCCCTGTCCCATCAATGTCTGGGTCATACATATGTCCATTACCTGATTGAGAAGGATCATACCTTTCACCACCAGCATCACCACCATCACCATCACCTGGATCATATCCACTATAGACGTGTGTATAAGTCTCAAACTCTGGATCAATAGGAGTAATAATTGTACATCTTCTAAACCCTGCTCCGATTCCTTCAGGAGCTTTTATAAATAGACTTTGAGGAATGGTGCCATCAAAATTTATATCGTTAAATGGATTTTCCCAAGCTACTCGATAACCACTTCTAGGAATGCCATTTGAATCATGTCCACATGCCCAAACATCAAAGTCTCCTGGTCCTATTGTCATTCTTCCTTGAAGAGAAATAGGTCTTGTTAAAGAACATACTTCTATAATACAATTTTGTTTGATTTTAGCTTGGGTGGGTCTTCCGTTAACTATGCTTGTATATTGATACACACCTTCATCTTCCTCTACATCTATTGCTATAGGAATAGGAAATATATAATTTCCTGTTAAGCCATATCGCTTATCAGGAAAATACACTAGGTAAGATTTAGAGTCTACATTCCATGCATTGTTATTTTCTTGTAAGAATGCGTCTTCTCCAGAAACTTGGTTGTATGGATAGTTAGGATAGAAATAGTCTTGATCGTCTCTAGTATACTTATTCATGTTTCTAAGTATACCTTTTGCTATTACTGATTTGTTAGTGCCACGATCTCCTCTTACTATCTTAAAAGCTACTATATCATCTTTTTGGTTTTGAGTAAGATTAGAATCTGTAATTAATTGTGTTATCTGATCATTATTAATCTTTACTCCTATAGGGAATATAGCATCAGAATCCTGCATAATAGGAACTATGTTATTTCCATCATAGGTAATAGTAGGATTCTCTACAATAGGACTTACATTAACATCTGGAAACTTATGGTGTCTGATAGGTGTGTCTGCAAGATCTCCCCATATATCTGTATTACAAGGATATTTCTCTGTGGATTCCCAATACGCAAAATTTCCATAGTACCATGGTCCTTTATAGTTTGGATCTTGTGTATCTTGTGTAGATTCACTAACCACTGTAGCATTATTATATATCTTCCAGTAAGGACTATATCCTATATTTCCTACATAGTACTCCGGTTCTCCAATAAAATCGTTGTTAGTATTAGGAACATCTGGTTGAGGATTAAGATTAGCAGGACCAGGTATATGAAATGAATCTGTCTGTTTTCCGTTTTTTAAAAGAAATACTATTTCAAATGCATACACTTCATCACGCATGTATCCACGATAGTTGGTTGCATTTAATTCATTAGAATAATCCTCTCCCGGAGGAATCCTATGAGTCTCCCATTGTAGAGTAATATTATTAGCTATCTGTTGATAGTTTATTCTATCTATCGAAGTTAAGTTACTCCAAATCAGAGTGTCTTGAGCTGATGTTAAATCTTGTGCTACATCATAGTATGGATATTTTTCAAAGATATCAGCAATAGATAACTGAATAGGACTTTGATCTGCTCCTGTGTATGTAATTATTTCATCCGCTTCAGTAATATTATAAGTTCCTACTAGTTCTACTGATGTAATATCATTTATAGTTTTTATTACAGCTAGGTTAAAATAGTTGTATTGTCCTGTTAGATCTAAATTAGATACTCTTACTTCTATAGATTTACCCACTGGGTAATTGAAGTTTACAGTGGTTATTAAAGGATCAGCAATAGGTGTAGGGTTAGTGACCGAGTAGTAAGAGGTTAAATCACTACCAGCTGCATCAGCATACTGAACAGCAAACTGATAGGTTCCAGCAACTAGATTTCCTACATTTGTTACGCTATTTATTTCTACAAATGGAATGTCAAAATTAGGCTGTATCTTAAGTTGATTACAGTCTAACTTATCAGTATATACAGGATCACATCCAGGATCGGAATTAGGATCAAGAATGTAAGGAATATTATCTATGTCCAGATATCTTCTTGGATTTATTCCATCAGTCCAGTATATCTCTGTAGTACAGTTGGTTATCCTATGCACCACTTTATGAATAGGGTTGTCAATAGTAAATCTTAGACATGGAGCATTTACTAGTGTTTGATATTGACAATCATTGTTAAACATGAAGCCAATCTCACTATCACCAGTAGAAGGATTAGTTAGAAAGAATATGTTTTTCTTTTTCTCAGGAATAGTATGTTTTCCTATAAGTTCATACCCACTAGGAAAGGAGAGACATGGTTCATTACCAGGTTCGTTTTGATAGTTTACAGAACTAGAATCAAAATTCTCTACAGTAGCATTTAATGCATAAGTAAGACTACCTGTCTTTACCTGATTGATAGTGCTATCCATATTAAGACCAGTCTGAGCTTGATTGAATTCAAGTCTGACTTGCCCTTTCTGAGCTTTATCATCTTTTTTAGCAGCAGCAGCTTTCTGAGATTTTGCGTCCTCTATTTCTTTTCTGGTAGCCATATATTATTTTTAACTCCAACCATTACGTCTCCATAATCCATACCCATATCTATTTGAGTATCTTCCTGATACTTGAGACTTTGCATCAGGTAATTCATACATATTATTGCGATTAAGATCAGTGACAACTCTTCTTTGTTTTTGATAAACTGTCTCTTTCTTTAATTCTATTTCTGCCATAACCCATGCTTCATCCATCATGGATTTATGATATGCTAATTTTGTCTGTAATTGATTAAATGTTTCATCATTGGTTTGATTAGTTAGAGTTTCAAATACTTTGAATTTAATAAATGATTCTATGTATTCCCTTACACGATAGTTATCAGGTATTAATTGATTACCTATCTTATCATAATCTGTAGAGTAGAACACTAAATGAACAACTCCCCTTCTAAAGTTCGTAACAAACTTATTATCTCTTACATCAAAAGAATCGTAAGAAGAAGATCCTGGAGTGAATTCACGTCCTGATAAAGTTAATTGGTTGTATTGGTCCCACGAACTAGTGTAGTCTACGTTACAGCTCTTTCTAGCTGATATGTTACCTGGTTTTAATAAATAAGTTCTTCTGTATGCTCTAGGTATTTCACTGTTTGTTTTGTATACAGCTTGTACTACCTCAGGCATACATGTACCATCACAATTTGGATGTTGACATTCAGGATTGTTACATGGTGTACCACCGATAGTTAAAGGAGCTACTTGAATAGTAGTAGCATTTGCAGCTTGTGTATAGAAAGAAGACGCTGCAGGGTAAGGATTCCCAGGAACTACAGCACACATCCACGCTTCTCTCACTGCATGAAAATTGTCTGGTAATCTTGCTTGAAAGTCTTCTATAAATAAAACTTCTGTAGTAATTTTATAAGTTGTTCTACCCATCTTTCTTAGACACTTGTCTAGATAGGTGGGAAATAATAAATCATCTACAGCACCAGTATCAAAATAACTTTTAAGTTCTTCTTTTACTGTAGCATATAGAGGCTCTGGGGATACAAAATCGTATTTATAATAGTATGACATAACTTATTTTTTCCATTCATGATAGGTATGTTGGTATTTAGGATCTGTTTTTATATAGTGAGAAAGATCTCTTGAAGTTCTTCTAGAAGGTTTAAAGTACCATAGATCTGAGTTTCTAAATCTAGCAGTTGACTTAAACCACATCCATCCAAAAAAGTATCCTTCCGTATGATAGTTAAAGTTGTAAACTACTTTACCTTTCTCTCTTGTTTTTTTCCAATCGATGGGAAGGTTTATAAATTCCTTTCCATCAATACCTTTAGTTCTTCTTCTCTTCTTTTTATTAATTGAAAACTCTCCAAATCCAGTTGGAAGTTTTTCTTTTTCTCCTGTCTCTAAGATGTAGTGTTTGAATGATTCATTAAAACCATAAAGAATATTTCTCCACTCATCGAAAGTTAGAGATATTAAGGGATGCTTCTTACAGAAGTCCTCGTAATTCTTTTTACTTGCACTTCTCCAGTCAACTGCTACTCTTGACATATATAGTTTTTTTACTGAGTTGGTTGGGCATTGGGAGCTTGTCCATCTATGCCTTCATTACTCATATCGGTTTTAATTTGGAAATATGTAGCTAGAAGTTTCTGAGATACTAGTCCTAAAGCTGAAGACTCTAAGTAACCAGGAAGAGCATATTCCTTATCTAAAGGATTCATGCAATACTCTTCATCCGTCACCTCTACACCTCCACATGCACAATCAGAATATAGTATTTCACTTGGTACATCCTCTTCAAAGAATGCAGCCATTCTAATTGCTTTTAATAAAGGATTATTTACATATAGATATCCATTAGATATCCAGAAGTAATAATCATTCTTTACTATAGGTAATTTAAGTAAGTTTAAATACCTATTTATTGTTATTTCTTTTAGTTTACTGCCTCTTCCTCCCATAGCATCTATAGAATATACACCTTGTATTACATACTGATAGTTACCTTCTGATATTCTCGGTAACTTATGTACAGTTCTAGACACATTACATTCATCTGCATACTCACAACACTCTGAGATAGGAACTTCCTTCATCTCTAAACATGGAATAGTAGTGTATAATGTATCACTAGCCCAGAGTTTTCTCAAATTAGTTTCTCTCTTTATCAACAATTGAGATGCATTCTTTATTTCAGACGCAATAACTCGGTCTGTAATAAGAGCATCTGTTGATAAAATCTTATGCGTTCCACGAACGTCTGAAACTAATTTTCTTAATGTTGCCATAATTTTCGTTTTACAAGCTCCCTCTGAATAACATTCTTTTTTCTTGTCATAGAAGGACTAACTAATAGTTTTTCGAGTTCAGCAGTAGAAGTACTTGCAACTGTGTAATGTTTCCATTCCCACTTCTGTAACATCCTACCTCTTGAATCTCTTAAGTATTCTTTTGTGCTTGGTTTTAATTTTGGTGCCATATTATTTTTTATAATTACCGAATCCTTTTATTCCTCCCTCTTGGTCAGCCTCTCTCATATAATTCTTTTTCATATTATAAGGACGAACCTTAGGAGCTTTTACATTTTTACCTGGTGTAGGTTTTCCATATTTTGTTGCCATAATTATATTCTTTCTTCAAATTCAGCTACCTTTCCTACCTTATTATCATACACTAAGGCTAAAGCAGCTCGTACACTATGCACGAAGTTATTATCTTTATGCCATCTATCTGCTCCAGATAAACTAGGCATTTGTTGTATTCTCACTCCCTTTATCTCTTTAGCCATGTAGTGATGTTTATCACCTGTATGTACTTCTCTATATGTAGCATCTCCAAACCATTTACTATATGTTGGATGTGTTGCAAATAACAGAGGGAGAGCATCAAGTTTACAGTTTCCATGATGAAAACCAATAAATGTATTACCAACTACCGTAGCCTTTATAAGACCTTCTTCTCTTACAAAAGTTATATTGTCATCAGCTTTAAAATATATATCCAAAGCATGAGCCAAATAATAAGATTTAGTTCGATCGTGATTACCTTGTACAAGTATTACTTCTACATGTTCACTATTAGCCTTTAACATCTTTATAGTATCTACAAGAACATTAAATCCTTGTTCATACTCTGTAGCATAATCCATCATTATATCTTGAGGAGTGCCATTAGTAGTAGACTTCTGATAATTATCTGTATGAAAGAAATCATTAGATATAGGAAACACCACTTTATTTATATCATAAACTGATCTAACCTTCTCTGTGAGGTTCTCTGCAACATCAAAGAATCTCATAACTCTAACCTCCGGATCATTATCCCCATCCACATGTCTCTTAGCTAAATGGTAATCAGAAATAGATAACTCTATATCTGCTTTTAGTTTAGACTCATTGCGTTTAGGGGAAGGGATTGGAATGTAGTTTGATTTATAGTTCTTTAAGAACTTGCTGAAATCTTCAGCTGTATAATCTTTCGCACCTTTTCTTCTAGAAAAGACTGAAGATGTGAACTTCCCACTGGGAAGAACTTTAGACCAATAGTTTGTAATAACATACCTTTCTAGGTCTATCTTGTGTAATTTAGCTAACTCTATATCACTTTTTGGTTCAAAGTCTAGAGTTATTGTGCTTTCTATTGTCCCTTGTTCATTGCTAACCTTTCTTACTGCTTCTTCAAATTGTTTACTGTTGGTTGCACTATCTAAGAACTTATCTCCTTCCTCATATTTCTTACCCTTTAGTTCTTTTATTAATTCATTTACTTCTTCAACTGTGATATTTAATTTATCAGCATACCACTGTTTACTTCTTTTTCTTCTCAACAGCTCTTTCAGCTGATCAAGAAGACTCTGATTCTCAGACATATATATCGTATTTAATTAGAAAATATCTCAAAGATAGATAAATTATTTCATTTTACATAAAAAAATTAACCATCAGGGTTATTCTTTATAATTAGTTTGGTTATAAATAAAAACTCCCAAGGGCATTATAGCCCCTAGGAGAAGTTCTCTAAAACCAACAAAAGAGAACTTTTTATATTTTCTAAGAATTAAAACGGTCCATCATCACAACAGTATTGATGATACCATGTAAATTCAAAATCATCTCCTGAAGCTCCGCTAAAAGTAAATTCTGCTACTTCACAAGGAGTTTCTAATTGATTTCCTACTACATTGTAGTTACTTATATCAAGTACTCCTATATTACCGTTTCCATTGTTCTGAGTATTTACCATCTCTATGGTATTTCTATAACTAATAAGAGAGGGATCAAAAAAGGATAAAGTCATATTACCTAGGGGACATGCAAAGTTAGGTTGGGTTATAATTTGAGGAACATTACTAGCCACCATTACTGATCCATCTTGAGATGCTGCACTTAGATCTACTGATCCTATAGTCACTCCATTTAATACTATATCAAAGTTGTCTTGTATAGTGGCAGAGTTATTACATATACTAATTACTATTGTTTGTGCTGGACAATTAGGTTTAGTTGATATATCAATATCTTCATATGTTCCTGCACAGTCTGGATTAGTGGAGACTATTCTAACAATAGAGGTACCCACCGGAGCATTATATGATACAAATCCTACCAACAATTGTACTGCTGTTATATTCGTTTCAAATGCTTCAGTAAAACCATTGACCTGAGAAAACAAGTCAAAAGGTCCTGCATCACTTCCTATACTATTAGCCTGTATTAATATTGCCATCTTATGTGGTTATAGGGGTATCTACAAAATTACTACAGTCCGCATTATTATTTTGTATTCTAACGATTGTACTTCCAGCCGGTACATTAAATGTACTATACCCAAGTGTACCTGTTAATACAGTGATAGATATACCAGTGTCAAAAGGAACAGTATAATTATCTGCATCCGAGTAAAGATCACAGGGACCTGAACATGCTCCTGCTGATGTTAATTTTATATTTGTTAAAACCATATCTAATTTATTTTAAGCCGTACAAGGGAATTTAGAAAGTATTTCACCTAGATTTGATACTTTGATGTTATAACTACTAGTTGTTGGACCTGCTATTGAAGGCTCATAGTGCCAATACTCGTTTTGTCCGTTAAATGCAGCAGTACCTTGTGAGTTATTATATAACATATCTCCTACATCAGGCAGAGGTCCGAGTCCATCTTTCCATACAAAACTAATTAAATCATAGTCACAAGCTGCACCAGCAGCACTGCTAGGTGTAGATTGTAAGGATCTCAATGCTGGCCATAAGTTATTTAAAGTAGTAGTAGTAGTAGTTGGTGGTGGTTGTTTAGTAGTTGTAGTCCCTGATATAACAGCACTTGCACCGTTTAATGAACAATCACATGTTGTAGTAGTTGTAGTTGTTGAAGAAGAAGTACTGGTTGTTGTAGTACTTGTACTAGAACTAGAACTTGTAGTTGTTGTTGTTGTAATTTCTTTATATGTATCAGCAACAAAACTAAAGTCTACATCAACTCCTGCTCCAGTATAATCCGGACTCATAAGAGTTACAAAAGTATTACTACACAAATTACATACATCTTGTGCCTGATATAATAAACCATCTTTTTGAATAGTATTAATAAAGTTGTATATACCTGTTCTATCACTATCTATCGTAGCAGAAACTACATCTCCTGGTAAGATTTGTATAGTTCCACTTTGTGTAGAAGCATTACCTGTAATAGTTGCATCTACTACATTAACTCCATTAACATCTATTTTTAAGTTACTACTTTGTGGATCTGCTGCAAGTAGAGAACCTGGAGTGTTCGTTATCAGCTCCCAGTTAAGTTTATTAGGGGGTTGTTCTGTTGTAGTAGTTGAAGTGGATGTTGAAGTACTTGTAGTAGTTGATGTACTAGAACTAGTTGTAGTAGTTGTTGTAGGACAATTAGTAGGGATCTCTATACAATTAGTACATACGCCTGTAGAACAAACTTTAACAGTGGAAGTTCCTGGAGGAGCTGTTACTATGTATCCAGCAATTAAACTTGCAGCAGGAACTTGTGTAGCAAAAGCCTGTACAAAGTTATCTACATTTGAAAATAAATCAAATGGTCCTGCTTGTCCGTCTACTGTTAATGTTATTTCTATTAAAGCCATAATTATACTGTTGTGGTTGTTGTTGTTGTTGGTTGTTGTAATATAATATCAAAACTATTCTCACATAGTGAATCTGATGCTACTTTGATTGTAGTAGTAAAATCAGGAACTACAGTACTAGTGTATCCTGCCAATAAACTAGCTTTACTTATGCTAGTTTCAAAAGCAGCAGTGAACCCATCTACATCTGAGAATAGATTGAAGGGTCCAGTGTTATTTCCTGCAGTGGTTAGTTGTATAAATGCTTCCATATTATGGGCAACAGTTATTTAAAGTTTCATTTATATTTATAATGTTCTCTTTCATTAATGCAATTTCTTGTGTGTTTGTTGCTTGTTGATTCTTCAATGTACAAAGAAGTTCATCGATTTTAGATAAAGCAACGTTTAAATCATCGCAAGGCTGAACGTTAGAACAAGGTAATATCGGTCCATTGTATGTAATAGATTTAGAAAAATGTACTCCAGTTTTACATGGATCACAAGTTACCGTGCTGGAACATCCACAAGGAGTGTTCACAACTACATCAGTACAACAAGGATTAGTAGGTAAGTATGCCATTGTTTTTAGTATTAAGGTATGTAAATTATATAGTATGATGCATAACTAGGTTGGTAGTTATCGTGTGATAGTCCTCCACCAAAAGGTTGAATATCTACATCAGTAGCACAAGATAAACTAACACTGTCAGTTAATCCTACAGTAGCTGAAACTGATGTTCCTCTCAGAGCATATCCTAAGTTACCTCCTGTTGATTTCCCTTCCTGAACAAAGTTGTTAGTTGCAACAGGATTAGTCTCATCAAGATTTCCTAAAGATACACAGTGGTGTGTGTGAGCTGCAGGAGTTATTATTGAAGTAGCCACATTGTTATGATTATGTGAAGGGATCTGAGCAGTAGTTAAAGTAACTTGATTAGATCCATGAACTGTTCCAAAATCGTATGCAGGATTACCAGCAACCGCAGGATCAACTACATTAGATAAAGAACTTCCAACCATATCAGTTGAAGCAACTACAACTCTTCCTCTTAGATCTGGTGTTCCATTTTGTCCATTACATAGAAAAATTCTATCCCAGTCACCTATACCTGCACCATTTGAATCAAATGGAGTTAAAGGTCCAAAATATGGTTGAGCAGAATATGGAACCATCCTATTACTTATCAATTGTTGTTGAGGATTAGTATTTAGATAATTCTCTATGTATGTATTTATGTCAACAATTTGTACATAGTTAGTAGTAACATCAGTAATAAAAGTATTCAGTGATTGCTCAACTTCACATAACTTTACTATGGTTTGTTGTAATACCTCTACTGTACTAGTATCATCTGTAACTGCTCCTATACATTCTAAATTATAGGCAGTTGCTGATTTTTGATTTCCTGAATTAGCTATTTCTTCATTTAACTCACATATAGTTCTTATTATAGCAGTTAAATAATCATTTAAAGATAAAGGTTGACAATCATCTAGATGAGCCTGTACTACAGGACATATATCTGACGGTTGGACAACAGGATGTATTCCTGTGCCATCAAGTGCAGAACCTAAAAAGGTAATAAGTGCTTGCTCTACATAAGATAGAGAATCACCATTTTGTATTCCCATTATAGGAACGTCTACACCTGTATATTTAACGCACTTGTCTGAAGTAATTTCAGTACAGCCGTTATAACAGTTTGAGCAATTTTGTGTTGACATAATTTTATTATTTTATTTGTTCACCTTATGGTGATGTTTGACTAAATCCGATTGTTATAGTTCCACCAGTTACATTAGTTGGACTAAATGTAGTAGTAATAGGTCCTATTATACTTTGAGCTACACCCGTATCACTATCTGAAACTAATGAAGCACCTGCCCCTATTGCTGTTTGTAATATTGTATCATCATCTCCAGGAGCTGATTTCTGATAAGACATTTCTAATTCATATACGTGACCTTCTTGGAAGAACTCAGTAGTGTAGGTTCCATCACTTGCTGTAGTAGATGTCTTCTCAAAGAACTTTCCTATATTAGAATCTGTTGTATCAGTAATACTTAAAAACTGAGCCGTACTTCCTATATCTTCCATATCTACAGTAATACTCGATGTTGAAGCAGCAGTTACAATAACTTTATATTTTATCTTTGGATCTGTTGGTGTAGCACCTATTGTTAATAAAGTTAAGGTATCTGTCTTAGAACCATTAGCTGCTATAAAACCTGAATCCGTATCCAGTAAAGTTACACCTCCTGATACACTTCCTTTATACTGTTCATGTTCTGCATATTGTGGGTAGGATGAAGGGTTGTTATCTGTAGTAAGACTTTGAGTTATCTTGTCTCCTGGACTCACTGTGAATGTTCCACTACCTGTAGGAGTACCTGAATCAAATGTTAGAGGACCTACTACTGTAACTCCGTTATTAAATATTTCAAGTGTTGTATCTCTCCAAGACTTAGTAGTACTAGGCTCTACACCTTCAAACTCCCAAGTCATTACAAAAGATGTAGTAGTAGAAGTAGTAGTGGTTGTAGGTTCAACATTTCCCTTCATTTCTAAATCCTCTGTAGCTCCTGTTTTTGTAAAGGAGAATGTAGAAACTTTTGATCCAGTTTCTAGTGATGTGTCGTTTAATAGAACAACACCATCAAGAATTCCTCTATTATTAAGATTATTTGTACCAGCCTTAGTGTTGGTTATTGTTACAGCTATAGTATCACCTGTATTACAGTCTACGAATCCAGTAGTTGGGGTTGTTGCTGTTGTAATAGATGAGGTGGCTTCAGATACACCATTTCTAGATATCTCCATACTCACAGTATCTATATCCGCAGGAGTATCAGTCTCAAGATACCAATTTAATTTAACAGTTGGAACTGCAGTAGTTGTTGTAGTGGACGTACTAGATGTAGAACTACTTGTAGTAGTAGTGGTTGTAGGCACAGGAGTAGTTGTTGTTGTAGTGGTTGGTGTACAATCTCCATATGCAGTAACTTTATAACCATCTCCAGTTGTGTAATCAAAGGTAGAAAGCACTGATGTTAAGTCTTGACCATTTATATCTATATTTGAAAATTGGAATGCAGACATAGCTGAAAATATATTAGCGTTAGTACTAAAGTTACCATGAGGAACAGTAACTGCTCCAACTCCAACATTAGTATATTGATACACTGCATTATATTCTACTCCTCCTATATTAAATACTACATCATAGTTGACATTTGGAACTGCAAGCCAGTTTGTATAACTTGTTGTGTTTGTAGTTGGTCCTGTATTAAAATTAGCTCGAGCATATAGAGAGGGATTAGTTGCTGGGACTGTAGGTGATGTATACCAAGTGTCATTAACTATAAGAGTTGTATAGTCAAACTCTAGACATCCAACTAATGGTGCTACAGTTGTTGTAGTTGTAGTTGTAGGTACAGGGGTAGTTGTACTAGTAGTTGTACTAGAAGTGCTCGTAGAAGTGCTCGTAGAGGTACTAGTTGATGTACTAGTGGACGTGCTAGTACTTGTAGAACTACTTGTTGTTGTAGTGGTATTACCCCCACAGTTAGCTTCTAGTGAACCTGTAAATCCTACTTGCCAGTATTCTTCATTCTCACAATATATAATTTTCTCATCACTTGCACCATCAATAGTTATGTATTCAACACTATCAGGGTCTATCATTAATGATGATCCTACTCCTCCAGTGGTTACATATTGTTCTATTCCTAATTGATCTACTATATCATCTATTCTACATGCGAGACCATATATAGTACCAGTAGCATTACCTGAACCAGCATAAACTAGTCCTACTATTTTAATTACTCCGTTAAAATCTGCTAATAACATAGATCCGGAATCACCACTATATATAGGGTTATAACATCCTGGAGTTTGAGAATTAGGATCTTCTTGTGTAGGTTTTACAAACTGTATAGATCTTGTAAATGTACATGGTACAGCATAATCACTATCAACACATAGAAGATCTAAATCAGCTTGTGTAGGATTTTGCATTTGATAGCATATTGGACTTACTAGCTGAGGAGAAGAACTTACTCTTAGAGGACACTCAGGTTCCAATCCTTTAGCACCAGTTCTGTAACCAGCTGTATATAAAGGAGGATTTGTAGCTAATATATTATCTAACTCTTGAGTGCTTGCAAAAGGTGGAGCGTCTGGTCCCATTATAGATTCCAGTCCTACTTGTAACCAAGATGCAGTTGATGAAAAATCTTCCTGTGCTACTGAACATATAGCAGCATCCACTTGATTTACTTGTCCTGAAGCAATAGAATGTATAGGAACATATCTTAAACTTACTCCGAAGTTATTAGATGTAGGTGTACTAGGACCTTGTACATTATTATAAACTCTATTTACAGGAAATGCGTCATTTAATAAAAAGCCATTAATGTCTCTATCAGATGTAAAGAAAGCATCATTAATTGAAACGTGATTGTTTGTTAAACCCACCACACCACTAGTTGCACTGTGTATTACAAAACCTCCTAGAGTTCCTACAGTTGAATCATTGTTTCTACTTGATACAGCTATTCCACTTTTTAAAGGTCTTTGGGTAGCTCTATTGGCTGCATTATGTGGATTAGGATTTATATTACCACAATCACCGTCACATGTCATACGTATATTATAAGATATTTCTACGACATCAGTTTTTATTTTTAAACCATCTACATCCACTTCAGCACTCACTAACTCACCTGCTGGTATTTGAGAAATTGGTTTCTTTTCTGGAACTGCTATTTGAATAGCAAACTCTCCAGTGTCCACTCCATTAACTATCTTCTTCCCTAGCCCAATACCAGTAGCTTTAGGATACAGTTTGTGTAGCTCTAAAATCTTATCATGTACTGCTTGTGTTACTTCCATCTTATACTGATTGGTTAAAAAGGTTAAATTTAGTAAATATTGTTCTTACTCCTGGAACTGCAGTGGTTGTAGTGGTTGTTGTATTAGGATCTGTTGTAGTTGTAGTAGTTGTACCACCAAATACCAGTCCATCACTAATTCTACATTCAGGAGTAGAAGCAAAGTCACCAGGTCCATTAGTTGGGAAGCCCATATTAGAAGGTGGATTATCTAGTTTTGTCCATTCTTGAGTTTCTACATCTAATCTCCAAACTCCTGTAAGGTCTGGTTGGGATGCCGATATAGTAGAAGGTCCAATATAAATACCTCCATCATAAAAACCTATTGCTGCAGAAGTTCTTATACCTGATGGTACGGCTACAACTCCATCCAATGTATTTGTTTCATAATCAAACTGCAGTATCCAGCTTGCTTGACCACTTTCGTCTAATGGTGGAATAAAAGCCCCAATAATAATCTTACTTGGAGTGCCATCTTGATTAAACAGTACTAATAGATCTCCTGATGCAAAGTAACCTGTAGTTGCTGATAAATCTATTTTAACATTGTAAGATAATACTCCTCCTACAAGATCCCACTCTAATATTTTACTTACAGCGTTTGGAGAATTAGCTCCTTGTTGCCAATTTCCTAAGAATTTGTTGTCATTTACTGCTGTCATTACAGCACCATAGAATCTCACATCGTCATTTGGATAATCAATAAATTCTTCATTCCATGTAAGATTCGAAGGAATTCCATTTACATTTGTGTATCCATACCTTGTTATTTTTGGTATGCCTCCTATAAGGGGTTTATCTACTATAAGGTAGTTTTCACTTATTCCAAAGTTAGGTGAACCTGTTGCAGTGCCTGGTGGTAATAATATTTCTTGTTCAGTATTTGCATTTACATCCCAAGCAAAGTATTTTTTAAATGCTATTACTCCAGGGTAACATCTTCCTGCATTACTTGGATTATTACAATTGTTTGAACCAGCTGCATCTGTAGAATAAACTAATACACAATTTGAAGGAGGAGTTGCACATCCTAAGAATAATGGTCCACCTGTTGGTGCGTTACCAGTTATAGTCATAGTTGTGAAGTTAGAAGGAGCAGTAACTAAAAACTCTCCATCTCCTTCATTACCATATGCAGTTTCTAATGGAGGATTTGGTACTCCACCGAATAGTCTATTACCATCAACTTGAACATAACATCCTTGATTTATGGAAAGTGTTGGAGTTCCACCGTTAGTTTCTACATAGTATACATCACCAGAAGTACCCTCTGCATTACTATTTAGAACTCCAGCTCTAATTGGAAGATTATTCATCGCTATAGGGAAGGTAATTGTAATACCAAAGTTATTACCTTGTACCATACGACTCACAACTTGTCCTTCAGAGGATGGTCTTGTAAGTCCACTACATCCTAAGAATCCACCAGAACTAGCTCCTTGGAATGACCATGCGTTTATATTACCTGATAGACTTGCTGTACATGTCATTCCTTGATATTGGAATGTTTGTTGTCCTAGATAAATACCATCATCATCCAAGAAAGCAGGGAACCATGTAAGACCACAATCAGGATCAACTTCAGAAGTTACAAATTCAATATTAGAACAATGTGTAGCTGAACTCAACCACTCATTAGAACTAATTACCTGAGTAGTAAGTGTTAAGTTGTAAGGAGCTGATTGATCCATTGTGTAAACCTCTAAAGTTTCTGGATGTAACACTTGTGCTAATCCATTAACACCCCAGAAAGGTGCGTCTTTTACTCCTGTATAAGTATTTGTAAACTGTGGATATCCATTATTCTGTAGGTGTTGTTCTTGAATAGCTTGATTGCTTATAAGAAATTCAGGATTACTTGGAGTTACAGGGAACACTCTTATGTAGTTACCTACGTAAATTGACTGTCCAGATCCATCAGGGAACAAATCTGTTCTATATCCTAATACAAGTTGTCCTGAGTTTGTATAGGTAAGGTTACTTATTTTAGATGTATTTACACCTGCAGAAGCTGCCCACGCAGATGAAAGATCATTATTATTTACTGTAATATCTCCTGCAGCTGCAATACTAAATTCATGAATATACATACTACCAGTTCCACCAGTACCTGGAAGTACTGTTGTTAATTCATAACCTGTTCCAATGATAAGGGTATCATTGTCTATCGCAGTCATAGCCCATACAGAACTTCCTCCGAGATTAGCTCCACTGTACTGTCCTGTACGTACGGTTATCTCTCTTACATAAGTTAATGTAGGAACTGTACCAGTTGCATCTATATCCCACTCTCTAATATATACTTTGTCATCATTATCATTATCTAGATTAGATCCTTGATCAACTATACTAGCTAACCATACTTTGTCTTCTGTAGCACAGATAGGTCTCTCAATACCTACTGTCTGATTAAAGTCATTAGGAACTAATACATCCGTAGCTGTGTTTGTATCAAAGTCATACACACCAATTAATCCTGGATCACCTCCATTAGTAGACCATAGACATGGTATACCAAATGGATCTGGGAAGTAAGTTGTTGTGGTAGTTGTTGTAGGTGCTGGAGTGGTGGTAGTTGTTGTTGTAATATTACAATCAATCACACCACTAAAGTTACAGTTAAGAGTTGTTGTAGTTGTTGTTGTACTACTTGTTGAAGTTGTAGTAGTTGTACTTGTACTAGATGTACTAGTAGTAGTAGTTGTAGGATTAGGACAAGGAGTGATAGCACATGTAGTAATTTCACATACTGTTGGTTCATTACAGAATGGTACACAACCAACTGTAAGACGAATAACCTTGCTAGCAATATCCTCGGTACTTACATTAGGACAACTTTCAGCATAATGAGTATCACAAAATCTGTGTTGTAATACACGTTTGTAGACTAACAGTTCAGATATCTGACTAACAGCAATGTCTCGGTTCAACGCAAATACAACATTGTTGTATAAATTGTTGCCAAGCTCTGCAAGTTTGCAGTCTATCTTTCTAAGTAAATCAGGAATGTTTGCACACTCCTTACAATTCGTTAGTCTTGGGGATATCATATATCTTACTTTTTACCTTTGTCTCTCTCTAATTTAGCTTTACAGGCAGCACATAGACCATCTTTTAGTCTACAACCACATCCCACCTTAACACCACACGATGCACACTGTGCCATATTATCTAAAGTTTATTTTGTAATTGTTTCCTGTACAACCACAATTTGATTTTATAAATGTATCAAGCATATTACTAGCTTGATGGTATAGTTTCATTGCTTCTTTTTCAGCACAATTATTAGCAGCTGCTAATGATCCTTGAATAAAGAAGTTAATGGTATTTAATGTAACGTTTGATTGTTCTCTTAGAGCACTATCACATTCCATCATATTTAACTTTAAAAACGCATTGTCAAACTTCTCTTGAAGCTTATCAACACGCATTATTGTTTTCTCTACATAATTCTTATATGCAGGTGCAATAGAGTATTTCAGATAGTATATACCGTCTGGAATATCTTGTTTACATCCAGCTTCAGTTATTCCTAAAGTATCGGATGCAAAAATGTTTGTCTCTAAAGGTTTAAAAGGTAAGATTTGTGTCCCAAAGTTAGGTATCTCTATTTCAATTGTAGGAGATGAAACTAATGGTGGGTCATCTGGATATACAGACGCATCAGTAACTGCAAGTAACTTTACACTATAACTAGGAGGTACAATAAGATCTAACTGTAAATTGGCTGCCATAAGGATTGATTAAAAAAAAAATACCAGAGGATTGAGCGTTTAATCCTCTCACCTCTGGTATTATAGGTTAGTATTGTTTTATGTAACTCTCTTCTTACGGAGCAGTTGTTGTTGTAGTTGTAGTGATACACTCATTGTTATCTACTACAGCTCCTAAAGCAGCAACTAATACAGTTGATATTGCCGCAGATTGTCCTGCAGAAGCATCATTATTAGGTACAGCAATTATAACAATATTGTCCATGTGGATATAATCTCCCCATTGGTAAGCAGCTTTATCATATTCGTTGAATCGGATATAATAGCTATCATACACAATGTTGTCTGCTACATAAGACTCAAAGTTTTCATTGTAACCGCCCATTCTATATAGAGACTTCAAGTACCCAGCTTGGTAGCTATAGTAATTGATCTCAGCTTGTTTCCATTCAGCAGATAATCCTGAAGGGTAACTAGCAGTTTGGACTACAGAAGATGTTGCAACAATGTTACAAGCATCAGCAACGATGAAGTCAGCAGTTGTAGCAGGTCCTTCATATACAAAAGAATTAAAGTACATTCTGTCATATTCAAATGGGAATGCAGCAACATCACAAGGTTGACCATATTTAGTTAATGGCTTACCATGAATTCTTAAGATTGTTCCACCAACATTTTCGAAAGTAAAGAAACTATCGAAAGAAACGTTGTCTGGGTTATTACCTGGAGCTTTCTTATTGAAAGCAACGATAAGTGAATCGATTAATGCATTTACATCAACATCAACACATGGATCACCACCACAATCACAGCAAGGTGCTTGTACAGTTACCGAACGTGTAAATCCGTTAAAGTATAATGTATTAATATAGTTTGAAAATGCTCTAAGTGTTACAGTAACGATCTCACCACATTGTACTTTGAAGTCTGTGATGTCAGTAATCTGATTAGCAGCTGTTGCACAACCAGAAACTTTATACCATTCTGTTACATTAGAATTACAGGTTTTCACTGCGGATCCCTCACCTGGGCATCCTTTAATTTTGTCGGATCTTTTAGAACCTTGCAAATAAGTATTTGCTCTACCTTGTGCCACATAGAAATATGGCGAAGCAGCAATGTCTGTTGCATCAACAGCAGTGTAAGTACTACTGAAAAATCCAAGTTCCCCTGCAGCTAAGTCTTGGGTAGATTTCGTACCAGAGCTAGGCAAAGATTCTCCTACTGGCACCACGAATAACGTGGTTAACGCGAATGTACTCATAATTTATTGTATTTAAGGGTTATAGTTATTATTCATTTGTTTGGATTCTAAATTGTGCACTTTGTACAGCAGCAGCGTTCTCTGTGTACATAGCTAGATTCTGAACTGTTAAATCTACAATTTCATCTTCTAGATATTCTTCTAGTTCACAATTTACATCCGTGGATGGTGTCCCATCCAGCATGATATACCCTGCTTTGTTTATATATACAGGATATCTCATATACATTATGTATATCATTGTGGGGGTAAATGTACCGTCCGTATAGATACTTATATTGTTAGAAGACAATGCATTTAATGTCTCCTGATACTCAAAGCTTGGCTTGTAATGATCATTGTTAAGTAGTAGAGAGATATCTCCATGCTTACTTAGATCTTTATTAATCCAAATCTTACGGTCTTTGCATCTTCCTTTATCAGCTAACACATAACTATCTACATAAAACATGTATTTAGGTTTAAGCTGTGTAAGGTCAGCATCCCACTGATGTAATTCTTTGTTTGATTCCACTAATGCTAGTGGTTGGTTGGTAAAATCTACAACTAGATTCTGTAAATCTTCATACCTTTTTTTAAAGGCATCAAACCCTAACTTGTTAGGGACTGGAAAACCATCAACTTTTTGTTTTATCAACTTAATCTGAGCCTCATTCAAACTCAAGATTTTGTCTTCTAGTGCAATTTGTTGATGCTCATTAGTTGATAGTTTATTTAGTTTTTGGTCAATCTTGTATAATAAACTATCGACTGGTATCATATTTAACTAGTTTTATAAAAACTAGCCACTTATACCGCAGCTAGTTTTTTAGATTTTAATTTCTTTTCAAGCACTATTAAATCATCTTGGTGATCTTCATCAACTAGATATTTAACTAACTCGTCTTCATCCATTGCTACCTCATAATCTCCTTCATATATCTTGCCACTTGGCTTAACTCTATAGATAGAATGTTGGATAGCTTGTTTAATTAAATCTTTTATATGGAGTAAATTGTCTTTCATATCAGCAAATCTACTGAAAACTTCTACAGGATTTAATCCTTTGAAGGTTCCACTCTTAACTTCAGATTGTTTTAACATGTTATCAACTAAGTTATAAACAACTTCTTCTTTTGAGTCTGTCGATACTGGTAATCCAAGTAGTCTTGCAACTTTTCTCTTCTTCTCCATACTCATTGCATCAAATTTAATGATAGCTTTGTTTATAGATTGCTTCTTCTTGTAAACTATTTGACTTTCAATCTCATCATTTACAACATAAAACTGTGTATCTGCTGGAAATTCACCTCTTTCCCAAGCTTGGTATGAAGATGCAATTGTTGGATGCACTCTTAACCAGGCAAAAGAAAGCTCTTGAATAGGAAGATTTAAGTCATACATGTTATCACCATCTAAAAGTTTTACAGCTTTAACATGTAAGTTATCTTGAGTTCCTGTTGATAATCCATAGTTCCAAAACTTTGATCTTGGTCCTAAGTCTACATCACCAAGAGCAGCTTGAAGCTTGTCTCTAAGTGCAGTTACTCTTTCAATCTCCAGTTCTTTTTCAAGTGGATCTTGAATTCTTTTAATGTAACCAGCATCAGGATCTAGACCTGTTCGGTATTTACCATCTAACTCTTTATAAGGATACTTAAAAACCCCTGTACCAGGAATTCTTGTCATACCTGCTTTAGATAGACCACTCTGAAGGGTCTGTATCTGACTGCTATTATACTCTTTTTTAATCGTAGAGATTTTTCCTAATTTACCCATAATGTAGTTTAATTAATTATTCTTTGGTTTATAATCTTAGTAGAGTGATCCAATTGAATGGGTAGAACTTAATCATCACTCTGAGTGAGAAGGTTGTCCCCTCTGAGGAGGGACAGTGTGGGTGAGGGGACTACTTCTCTGAGAAGGGTGAATTAAATCACCTTATTCTTCTTTATTAGAACTGTGGTATTTCCTCAATAAGTACAGTTCTTGATAAATCTTCGATGAATACATCACAACGATCTTTCATCCAGATTTCGTATCCTGGGAATTTATTAGCAGACTGCATTCCTTGAGACTTAGCAAAGCCTAAGTGAGAACGAGTTCCATCAATATAACCCCAAGTCATAGAAGGAGCACCCTTCATACGAACTTCACGGATGTTGTTTACCATTGCACCATCAGATAATGGAGAAACATCAAACACCATAAATACAGGTGTAGACTTTATGTTTTGTCCAAATTCTAAATTAGTTTGTGGTAAATCAAGTTCTTTTAAGTGAATTAATTCAACACGACCTGTTTCTCTCGTAACCATTGCATCGAAAGCAAAGTTATAAGTGATGTTTTGTCCTTCACCTTGTAGATATCTGTTTCCAGAATCTGCAACGAAAGTAAGACCTGAATTAAGTGCATCATCTTTAAGAGCTTGTTGGAATACATCGAATCCAGCCTCATTAGTATACATCTTAACTCTACGATCTTTAACATCCACTCTACGATAGAATAGATCACCGAAAACCGCACGTATTAAGTTAGCAGAGAATTCACCTCTGTTATACTGTACTAAGTTTCCGTTATTTCTCATTCTGTGGTATACACCAGCAGAAGTTCTTTTTAAATTTTGTTGTGAACCATTAGTCTTAACAGTACCTGGAGAAGCCCAGATCATTCTTTTAACTTTTAGCTCTAACATTGACTTACGCATCCAGAACTCAATAAATGGTTCCCACTTAACGTCTTCTCTCCTTAAAGGAAGTTGATTACGTCTTTGTGGAGCATATACTAAGATATCTAGAGGCTTACCAGAAGCATCACGTAACATTTTGTCATCAGCCCATTCCGTAATTTTGTGCTCGTATCCATATGCAGAACCTAATGATTCGAACATAGTGATCTCTTCACCTAATTTAGGAAGACCTAATAAGTCTTGATCAAATTCACCAATTGCAGCATCGATCAACTCTAATTCATTACCTTGTGCTAAGAATATAGGGTTAACGTGATCTACCATTGGGTTATCACTTACTAACGTAAATTTGTAAATCCATCCCATGTTCCATGGTTGTGGATCTTTAATTACGTAGAAACGTGGTCCATACTGACGTGTTCCAACTGAAATGATAGCATTTTTAGAGAATTCATTAGAACTTAAGATAAGCTCAAACTCTTGACCATCAATACCAACTTTTCCACCAGCATCTAATACATCCTGAGTAGATTTTGGAACGTCAATAATTTTAGGGAATTTGTAAGGTACGGCAATATTCCATTTCCACGCATCACTGTTTGTGTCAATAAAATAAGGAGTACTCTTGTTAATCATGTCTAGGAAGTCATTGCTATACAGCGAAGATTGAGTATACAGACTGATAATTTTCTTATCATAGTCTGCAGGCTCAGTAGAGTGAAAAGACTCTAGGTGGTTTGCATCTGTAAGTTTACCTACAGCACGTGCATCCATAGACGCTACACGGGCATAAGTAAAGCCAGTTAAACCTGGGATTGTTTGAATTGCCATTTTATTTGTTTTTTATTATTAATTAAAATTTACAAGAACCATGAATTAGGTTTCTTATTGCTACTGCTAGGAGTTTTCTTAGCAGCAACTGTTTTAGCTTTCGTAACCTGTCTTGCAACTTCTCCAAATAGCTGATTAGATTTTTTAGTCACACCTGCTCTTTGTATCGTAGATAACGATGGATCTTTTTCTAACATCTTAAGGAGCAATCCCACTTTTACTTTTAATTCATGATTCTCTGGTCTTTTCAAATCTAAGATAGAACGATCAAAATCGGTTAGGGTTTCTCCACTAGGTGTTTTCCACTTATCCACTAGTAAGAAGTCTTGTAGTTCGTTTGCTAAATTAGAGTTGACAGGAATACCATCGAACTCTTTTTCTTTTACTTTATCTGAAAGTATAGTCTGAACATTTGTAACGTATTGCTGCTTGATAGCTTGCTTTTGTTGTTGCTCCTGTTGAGACTGGGCTTCTAGTTGTTGAAGCTTCTTAGCTTCTTTTTTTACTAAAACCTTGTGGTGTCTAGTAGATACTGCTTCTAAATCACCGTAATTTTGTAATCTTTCGATCTCTTTTGATATGTCTTCAGCTTCAAAGCCTTGATCAGTAAGTGCTTGTTCCATCACAGATTTCTGATTAGCTTCTTTAGATAAATCCATTTCAGAAAAGTTAACAATAGTATTGTAAGCTCCGAAGTATTGTTTTGGGTCAACACCCTTAACAAAGATGGATTCAAATGCTTTTTGATAATCTTCACCAAATTGACCTATGAATTGTTGTACTAGCTCTTGTGCACCTTTCTTCTTTTCAGATTCAAATCTTGCTAAGAAGTCTTCAGGAGTTGAAATGGATACTTCCTCTTCACCTTCCTTATTAAATACACCTAGATTGAATAGATCATTGGCTAAAGCTTCGAAGTTAGGAGTACCTGTTTCAGTTTCTTCTTCTTCTACCACCTCATCTAAAACATCTTTAGACTCTGGTTCAGCAGCTTTTTCTTCTACCACCTCATCCTCTTCAGTTTCAGTTTCTGCATCCGGATCATTACTTAAAAAGTCAGCGATTAAAGCTTCTCCAGTTGGCTTTTCTTTTTCGGATTGTCCATCTAGTTCTCCTTTAATTTCTTTTCCTTTAGGAGGAGCAGTTGTCTTTTCAGGAATTGTATCCTCTACTTCCGAGATTATAGGTTCTACAGCTTCAGGATCTGCTTGTGCAGTTTCTGGAGCCATTAAATCGTTAAGTAACTGTGCATCTCCAGAACCACCAACATCCATGGTGTTCTGTATGCCAAAGTTACCTTGTGGCTGTAAATTATCAGACATATGTAGTTATTTTTTATTAAAAATTGGTTTTTATTACCATTATGACTGTAAATTTAATTCAGTCATTTTGATTTACAAAACTTTATTTATATATTTTTGTAAATTGTTGAGATAATATAGCATTAATATTTTCTTCTCTATAATGAAGATTATTATTTACTACTTATTTCTTCCTTTTGCATTCTCTTTAGCTACTGCTAAATCATTGTCCATATTTTCACGAGCTAATTTAATTTTATCTCGTTCAAGTTGCAACTTTTGAGCTGCTACAGTATTTCTACCTTGGATCTCTGCCATCTTACCCTGATATTCTTTATCAGCTTTATTTGTCTCAGCTTGTAACTTTGACATTTCTACTATATCAGGAGAACCAGAACCATCATCATCTGCTCCTACAATTGAAGGACCTTTAGCCATAGCATTAATCAAAGCGATCTCTTTCTTATTAACTCTATCAAGATCATTCTGTCTATTTTGATTAGCCTCTTCTTGCATCTTCATCTCTCTAGCTTGTTGTAAAGCTGCTTGAGCTTGTTGAGCTTGCTGTTGTTGAGCTTGTTCTTGCAGTTGTACTTGTTTCTGTTGTTGAGCATCTAGCTTATCTCTAAGTTCTTTGAAGGTTTTCTTCATTGCTCTCATTGACTTGGTGCTATATAACTCGATTACATCATAAAGTGTACCACCATTTTGTATAACCGCTTGAGATAATTGTCTCAGTTCGTTGAACATCTGAGTATCTTCAGGTCTGTTAGTTAAGAACACTTGAATATCACGTAAGCTTAGATCGGTACCATTTACTTGTACAAATGCAGACTCACCTTCATTAGTTATATATGATAAAGTGGATTGTGGTTTTGTACTCTCTGTATACAAGGCTGCATCTACAATTGCTTGATATAACTGCCCTGTTACATACTCATGAGCAACAAATAGAGGCTCTGTCTGAGAGTAACTCTGTTGCATTGCTGTTCTTGTACCTGTTGCTGTTTCTGATGCAGCTACAGACCCCATACGTTGTTTAGACATACCGATGAGTTCCCAACATTCTATCTTCATTTGCTGTGCAAGGGTATATCTAGACTGTATTTCCTGTGTACGTGTAAGATCTAGGGATGTGAATTGGTTAAATGAGCTTGGAGCCTTCAAATTCTCTGGACTATCATCTACAAACACTACACCTCGATTTCTTGCTTCCATCTCCCACATCTCTAATGCATCTTGTGCATCTCCATCTTTAGGAACAGGAATATGACGTAAAGACATAAGTTGTACCTTACCCATTTCTTTCTCTAGCAACTTATATAACTGATTCATACAAACGTTATAGATAACCTGGAAAGGTTTCATTAAGTCTACTAAAGATTTAGCCTCTGTATTCTTTTGCTCATAAACTGTACCTATAATAGGACAGTAGTCTAATAGTTTATAAGGTTTAACATGATAGATATCTGCTCCTATCTTTATACCTTGATACCATTGGTTTACCCATCCCCACTCTAGTGAGATTTGTGTAGGCATCATACCATTTTTATAGTTTTCATCTACAAGAGTAGATTGTTCGTTACCCATTTCATCCAAGTATATAAGTCTACCTATCTTCTTTTTAGAAATCCAATAAGATCTTACAACTACATACTTGTAACCAAATGCAGATACGTTATTAGTTAATCCTAAGAAATCTCTTAGTCCGTCATCATTCTCCTTCATCTCAGATTCAATAATCATACGTGTTTGTAAGACTAGAGGATCATATGTGTCATAAGTTATAGAATCAATACCAGGTGTAACATCTGGATTGGTAAGATTAGATTCTGAAACATTCAGTAATCCATAGTTTTCTAGAGACGATCGTAAATGATCTATCTCTTCTTTTGTTAGTTCAGGAACTGCCTCAATGATTTCTGATAGTTCCATTACTTCTACTGTACCTGCAGCATAAGATCCTTGTTTTCTACCTGTAGGATCAGATATATACTTTTTATTTGGTGTAGTTAAATACCATGTATTTCTCGGATTACACACCTCTACATTGTATCCTAGTTTAGAGTTATCTTCGTATATGTGATAAAACTGTCTTGCAGATATAAGTAAATCTCTAAATGCTTCTTCTCCTTTTTCTTTTAGATTAAAGTCTGCTTTCTGTGCTGTAAGAACATGGTTAGCCCATTTCTCTGCTACAGATGTATAACTATCTAGTTGATCTTTTACTTGATCAAATGTAAGTTTCTCTAAGTCTTCTTGACTTAATTCTTTTCCTCCTAGTGCTGCTTTTGCTACTATTTGTTGTTTTACTTTTCCAACTACATAGTTCTGCAGTGTGTCTGTTTTAAATTGTAACTCTTGAGCCTGACTATCATCATCAAAAGCTTTTACTCTAAAACTATCTGGACGCTTGGAAATCTCTCCTACCAACTCATTAACTGGAGTGGTTACAATAGAATACATTTTTACATATGCAGGTAGGTCTGCATCTGATACTAATTGATCAGTAAAACTTCTAACTTCAGGCTCTTGATAGAAATCTTCTCTACGGAGAATCCCTTTCATCAAGTCATAGTTTTTTGTAAAGGTTTCCCTGTTTCTTATGTACATTGCATATGCTTGATTTGCAAAGTAGTCCATTGTGTTTTTGACCCAATTATCATCTTGCTTTTGCTTCTCAGTTTTAAACTGATCAGGGAAGATGTTTAAGTATGCGTACTTAACTGTTGAATCGTCTGAATATCTTATAATTGCCATTATGAAAAAAGTTTATTTCTTTTTCTACCAAAAAGTCCCCTCGACTCTGTGAATAGAATGTTTTTCTTATTTTGTTTTCGAAATGATGAAAATCTTTCATCTTCCTTATCACCAACTTTACCTATCATTGGATCTAGTTTCATTGCTAATCCAATAGCTAACTCAGCTGCAATAATACGGTCAAAGTTACCTGACTCATTGTACTGTATCATTTCCTCTAATAATACAGGATCTAATATTTTAGACATACCTTTTATTTCAGATACTATCTCTCCTTCGTCATCTCTTTCTGTATGTACTACTTCTTCAGTATACTTCTTTAAACAACTGTGTAAGAAGTCTCTTATCTTTTCTGAAGATCTGTGTATACCATAATCACGTCTTACTGTAGTATTTGGTACAATCTCTTTCAACCATTGAGGTTGTTTCTCGAGATAATGGGCATCTCCTTTGTTAATCATGTGATCTATAAATGATATCTCGTCATTCTCGCATAATGCTCTAGCATTATAGTACTTGATGAGGTATCTAGCTTGTTCTTCCCATGTTTCTTTCTTATCTGGACGTGCACAGTAGCTTGCTACAAACATATCCTGATACTTTTCTCCTGCTATAGCGTGCATACGTTTATATATGTATACAGACCCTAATGAAGAACTATATGCTGATTTACCTTGTCTATAAGGGTCAATACCTGCAACATATAGGCCATATGGTGGGTTTTCTACAGGAAACTCGTATATAACCACCGGTGCATCTTTTAAATCAGTTTGTTTTAGTGGAAAATTAGTGATAGGCACTTTATCTGTAAAATCATGCTTAACACCTTCTCCATCATCGTACAATATCACTGGTACACCAGTCTTTTCTTGTTCTGAGATTCTATACTTCTGACGTTTAGCTGCTTCTATATCAAATATATTTGTATCCTCATTTAAGAATATATCATCTACATCTTGTGGATAATACATTTTTTCTTTGAGATATGCAACTCTATCGCCAGCTTTTTTTAATCGCTCCAAGATATCATTAGTAATCTCGGTTGCTTTTTCTTCATTTGATACTAGCATAGGTATCTCGTGAAGCACGGAAGTTTTTTTCTTGTGTAGAAAACCACCCAATGTGGATTCTTCTTTTGCTTCCATTCTATACTTATGAGAAATGAATAACCCGTGGACTCTTTTTTCGTCTTTAGCATTGTTATATGTTAGAAAATTAAAATTATCTACATCGAACATTAAAGACTTTGCGTCCATAAACATTTTCATATCACCACCTGTACCTGTCAATATAGGACTACAACCCCACCCAAAAGGTGTAGTGAATCCTGGTATTGCAGCTTGTAGTCCACGTAGAAAGTTACCTTTACCTATCTCATCAATGATCAATCTACGAGGTTTCGTACCTGCAATAGCTTCTTCATTGTTACCTCCATCTAAATTACGAATAAGGATCTGTGAGAATGGTATTCTTGTACCTGATTTAGTTTTGATACCTAATGTTACTTGGTTCTTCCAGTTATCTTCTACCCTCTGCCATCTCCACTCTTTAGGTAAAAAGTTTAGTCCCTTATCAATCTTATCTGTAATCAGTTTTATATCTGGTGCATTCAGACCTGCAATAATATTTTGAGAGTTCTCATCAAATGTAGCACCATGACCAATATAACTAGCTTCTATAACTGACTTAGCAAAACGTCTAATACCTAGTATAACTAGGCCTTTCTTTTCTTTGTGTGCTCTGTCTATCTCGTTGGTCACTAACCATTCATTATCACGGAGAAGTGGGTTAGCATATTTTTGATTGATTCTACCATATTCATCTATGGTATCTACTTCTGTGTGCCAGAAGTTTAAGTGCCAGTATAGAAATGGATTTATATATACACCATCTAGTGTACATCCGTTCATACATACTTCTTTATGGAAATCAAAGAACTCCTTGTGCTCTGCAGAGTCTGCATCTGGAATACGTTTCTGATTTATAAACCATTCAGAGTATTGAAGGTTGTGATAATCCATTAGCCTCTACTTTTTAAAAAGTCTTCAGCCATGCTACCGAGTGCTGCTCCACCTCTGGTTTCTACTTTCTTTATTTCTTTCTCACGTAAGTTATCTACTTGACCTAATAAAGCTAAGTAGTTCTTCATTGTATCTTGTATAAATTTACCTTGTGATTCAATAGAAGCTACCACCATTGGTATAGATCCACCATTTGCTGTTTGCTTATACTCTATTCTATCTTTCAAAGATGGAAGAGGATTAGCATCTACATAAGCTTTCCATTGGACTAACTGTTGTTCAGCCCATTCTAACTCTGCATTTATATATGTAGTTTTCTTTACTGCCATGCAGTTTTATTTTCCTATTGTTAATCCATCCTTAATTATCTTGTCTACATCAAAGTTATCATCAGTAATTTCTACAGCATCTAAGAGAGTTTGGTAATTACTAATAAGTTCATAGAACTTCTTGTCTGAAATAGACCATACATCATGACCATCTAATGCATTGGCAATATGTTTGCCTATGTTCACCTTCGGATGATTCTTCCTAAGTAGGTCAAGGGTGGCTATGATTTTCTTTTTATACATTGGTTTATTTAATTAAATCGTTTATATCATCATCATCGATAGGAGGAAACTCTTCCTCATAGTCTTGTTCAGTGATCATGTATTCTGGTGCCCCCTCTTCTTCTTCTAATGTTGTATAGTACTCTGGTTTTACATCAATTTTTATCAGATCCTCGTCACCATCAGTAGGTACTCCCTCTATATCTATGTAATCTGCTCCATCATCATAGATCTTTTTAAGCATATCTATCAATGAAACAATATTTACTTTTCTTAATCTGACTTTCTTACTCATAAAACTCTTCTTCTAGTTTGTCTTGTTGTTCATCATTCAGTACTGCAGTCCATTTGTTTATAGGACAACTGCAAGATAAGCATTTTGTTTTAGCTGACAAAGTACATCCGCAACTAACACAATGTTTATCTGGCCTTACAGTTTCATGATTCTTAGAATGATTAGGACATGCATCACATATACTCATTCGTTGATTAGCTACTAGGTTGATCTGATCCTTCATATCGGCATCAGGTAGTAACTTATTTTTCCATCCTTCGTATATTTGGCCTACGTTTATTTTTAGGTTTTTGTACATGACTCTTTAATGTCTTCATCCAAGCTTTAACTTGTTCTATGTTTTGCTTTGGACTATTCTGCGACATTTACTTTTGGTTTTATAGAGTTTAAAGTTAGGTTGAGATTACTCAGCTTGCTCTTGATTACATCCAACTTCTTGGTTGGTAACGTATTCTCGGCTAGTTGCTTCTCGTAAGCTTTTTTTATTTTTTCCAGTTTGTTTATCTTCTTGACGGCTTTGTTTGTGTTAAAAACAAATTTTCCAAACCCGGAAATTTCTATACTGTTTTGGGTTTTAGTAGCATCTTCAGCAGAATTGAACTGGTGTGTTATCACTTGATCAATCACTCTCTCACTAACTACCATCCCCACCGACATTTTCTTCACTATGTGTTCCCTCAAGGTTGTCACTGATTTGTCTATCTTCTTCATGCTGCAGTTGTATAAACAGATTAATATGTTTCTCAAAGTCCAATACTATCACCGGATTAACCTTCACCTTACTATCTTCTTTGATAAATATACCCACCTTTTTAAGCTTGCTAACGATGTTATTGATCGTAGCTGTTGTAGTGTTATACTTCTCACAAAACTCTGCTCTAGCGTTAGCATAAGTGATGGTACCTTTGATTGACGTGTATGCCACCAACTGTATCTCTCTTTCAGTGAGCTTTAGATTGTTTAGTGCAGACAGTATTGAATAGTACTGTTGAGCAAGTTCATACTTGTCCTTGTAGCTTTTAGCTAGTTTCTGTACTAATTTGGTTTTCTGTGCTTCCATTATTTAGTTATATTGGCTTTACTATATGCAAATATATAAAAAAATTATCTGACATTACCAAATAATCTTTTTAGAAAAGCTATATTATGTCTGAACATTCATTGTTTTACTGGTTACAAGGAACCTAAATAAGTTATATACTTATGATTTAATATCCCACCCACCCACCAAAGGTATAACATTCTACCCCAAAGTTCCAAATTTTTAACTACCCTTTTTTCAAAACCACCCCCCCCATCGTGTGTGTACTGAAGGAGACCCCTACCATTTGAAACCCCACAAAAAAAAAGCATTGTCTGGGATACCCCCGTGCTTTGTAGGTATAAGTGCTAACCTGTAATAGCATAAATTTAATTAAAAAAAGGTGTTAGGAGCATCACATTATAATGAATAGTAAACTTAATTGGAACACTTTTGTTCCTGCAGACAGAGAAGAAATTGGAATGGTCGGAGAACTTTGTGGAGAGAACGGGACACTATCCCTCATCCCTACTAACTTCAACGATACTTCCAAGAGAGTAGTAATCATCTTGAAGAGAGAAGACGGTCAATCAACAGGCATCACCTGTTCTTCAAGAGTATCACAAGGCTTAAGAAAGAAGGACATTACAATCAGTAATCTCTTTGGTTTCCAAGTCTACAACCAAATCAATCCAACTACGGGAGAAGAATATCCTTTAGTAGGAATGCCAAGTGGTGCTGAGCTAATGGAGTTCAAAGCACCCGAAGAAGCTACCACTTACGAAGCACCTGAATTTAAGGTTGATGAGTTAGTAGCATTCTAATAGTGTTAGTTAAGTAAGTTTGAGTGGGAGCAATCCCGCTCTCATCTTACTATATATAGGGTGGGAAAGATAGGGTTGGGCCTTATAAAAGGACTATAACAAGCAAATACCTACAAATAAGCTGTTTTACTACATGTTTTACGTGTAAACGAAAACAGTAGTGTAGACAGTATGCACTATTTACCACTTTTTCCCACTTTATATTTTAGTACACCTAAATAAATATATATAGCATTATGACAGAGCAAGACTACAAATACAGACAAGGAAGGTCAGAAGCACAGTATGCATCTAGTATGATCTGTGTTACTATCTCTATTATAGGTTTGATAGTAACTTTCCTCTTTATACTAATAAGATAAATAATAATATTATGAAACGCAAGATTAAACTACTACCTACAGCATTTTATAAGTTCAGACTAGCAGCATTGGCTGTTGGTATGTTCTTTATGTGCAGTATACAGAACTCAGAGTACACGGTTGAAGCAGACTCTGATGAATTAGAAACATTAGGCTATTGATTATGAATATAGAACGAATCATAGCAACCATAGTTATCGTATGTATAGTATATTACTTTCTTCCTAAAGATAAGAATGATGACGATGATGATGACTATTATGATGATGAAGATGATATTGGATGGCCACAAGGTGAAATTGATTTACCATGCTGATATAGAATGACAATAAGGGCTGGACTAACAATCGTGGATTCTAGATAACAAGAAGGATAGGCAATAAGTTGCTACGATCCTTACCTCAACGCTGCAGGAGAGCAGGTGGAAGGCCCTTTTATATAACATATTGACACAGTTTGCCTTTAAACTAAATGGACATCAGGCTGTAAGATAACCAACGAGTGTCAATTTTTTAATACATAACATTATGAAACATTGGTTAAACGAAGGCTTGGAGATACTCAAGCTACTAAAAAAATCGAGAAATGAATACAATAAAACTACTACTAATAATAATAGCGTCAAAAGTGTCAGTGACAGCAACGATATATCATGCAGTACCAGCACAGACAGATAGCACACCATTCATTACAGCATCCAACAGAGTTATTGATAAAGATAATCCTGGTGGACATAGATGGATAGCAGTGTCTAGAGATCTTGAAGCTTTGGGTTATACATTCGGGACAAGAGTATGTGTGGAGAATGCAGGCCCAATGAATGGCTATTGGACAGTACAAGACAGAATGAACAAGCGATGGAAGCATAGAATAGATTTCTTAGTGAATGAATCTATGCGTGGTGGCAAGTGGGATAACGTAATAATATACATAGAAAATGAGAAAGAATGACACAGTTGTATCAGTTAAATACCGAGGCATATACTTAGAACTAGAAGGATACTTCACACCACGTGAAGCACAGACATATGATTATCCAGGTTCACCAGCTGAGTTTGAATCACACAAGATACTTGTGGAAGATACAGACATCACAGATCTATTAGACTACCAACAAATAGAAGAAATAGAACAACAGGCAGTAGAAGTACTTGAGGATAATTGATTGGTAGTTTAATCAATGAGTGGTGGAGGTCAAGCGTGGAAAAGAAGCGTGCAGGGTTACCGAGTCCCAACCTCCACTTACTCTTAATCTAAACAATACTAGAAAGGCTGTATATATAGTCAAGTAACATTGGCAACAGCGTATACCTGAGCAAGTAGACAAACTGCTTAAATATTAACTTTAATCTATAATAACTTAAAACCATTTGAGTGGATGATAATGGCACTAATCGGTAAGCCCATTATTGACACTCTTATGTTAGACCATACGGTTTGAAGCCCGTGTTATTATAGTGTTTAACAACTAAAACAGGCAAAATGAATTACCCAGATGAAATGACAAGCAACAAAGAGCCCATGATTCTTTGTCCCGAATGTTTCAAAGGCAGAGTTGTAATGAATTACTCACGCAAAGAAGGTGAGTGTAATTATTGTGGGACAGAGTTTAATCTAAATGGCTTAACCTTAAAATACAAATAACATGGCAGAACAAATACCAGTGTGGATAGCAGTAGAACTAGCTTTCCATCACTATGAAGCAGAAGAACTAAAAGCAAGCACACTATTTATGAATGTGCATTTTCCAGGAACAGACAAAGAACAGGTGGATGTATTTCCACTTGGTTCTACATCAGTTGACCTATTCGAAAGAGGGGTTATGATACCTGAATCCTTTGGATATCCAGTCCACCCTTACATACTTGATGATGATGGAAGACAAATAGCTGGTCCTACAGAGATAGGCTATTTTGATCACCCACGTCATGAAGATGAATACCAGAAGTTCACTTACAAAGAGATGAACATTATCATGAAAGACTTTGATGGTCTATGTGAGATCCTGGTAGACGAGGAAGAACTAAACAATAATTTCATACAACCCATATATGTGGACGATTTGGTTGTATTGAGAGGCTTATCACCTGATGAAGATGATGGTGAAGCTGAGTAAACAAACAATTATGAGTGAAGAATTATTTTACGATTACTATTGTTCTAGCTGTGAGGCTAATTACACTAGTAACGAAGTGGAAGATACATGCTTCTACTGCAACAAGCAAACATTAACAATACAAGTTCAAAGACCTAAAGTGGTAAGAGCACGCAAGATAACATCAGAAGAGCGACTAAAACAAGCTCATGATAACCTTGCAGAGCCTGACTTTGAGTGGATGAACGATGTGGATTTAAAAAGATAGATATGGGATTATCAGAAAGAGTAAAAAGAAGACAAGCCTTTCAGAAATGGATGCTTAAAATCAATAATAAATACATATACGATGAAAAACGAATGCAATTAGCATATAAAAAAATCAAATAATTATGGGAGTAGATATATACGGTAGAAAACAAGAATGGGTTGGTATAAAACCCGAGATAGACTGGTCAAAAGAACACTCAGAGCAAGCTAAAGATGAATTCTTTAAACTTGTAGAGGAGTTTGAAGACAATAATCCTGGTTACTATTTCAGGAGTAATTGGTGGGGATGGAGACCAATAGTAATGCTATGCGAAATAGCAGCACAGAATTCAGACCTAGACATAGACTTCAAATACTGGGGCTCTAATGATGGTAAAGGACTAGAGACGCAAGAAGAGTGTAATGCATTAGTAGAAGCTTTAGAACAGTTAATGGAAGCTGATGGTAGTTTTGAAGACGAAACTGATGAGCTCTATGTTAACATGGGATCCTGGAGAGATGGTAGTGGTATGTTAGTACCTGAATCCATCCAAGATATCTTAGACAAAGAACTACCGTATGGTAAAGTTACCTTCACCGGGATAATGATTAGTACTGACATAGAACTAGAAGATGACCACTTCAAAGCCCATTTATTTAGTGCTCCTATTGAAACTAAGACTAAAAAGAAGGAGCCAAAGATATATTATCCATCACACAGCTGTGGTAAGGCACACATAGATAGATTTATTTCTTTTCTACGTGAATGTGGTGGGTTTAAAATTTGGTAGAATAACTAAATTTGTTAAATTTGTAGTACAATCAAGGACACATAATGAAATTCATAACCTTTCTAATTAGATGGATTAGTCAACAGCTTGCTATACCTTTTTGGATAGTGGGCCACATACATTTATCTATACACACATGGCATGACCTATACGAGATATTAACTAGTGTAGGTCTACATGTTGTGGTTGGTATTGGATTTTATTTAGATTATTTAGATTATAAAAAAGTTAAAGATGATTGAGAACGTAATTATATATGATATAGAAACTATGCAGGAGTGTTTCATAGTTGTGTGCATGGAACCAGGGAAGACACCTAAGAGCTTTACTGTCAGTAAATGGCAGAATCAATTAGATGCTTTCGTGAAGTACACAGATATGCATAAGGATGCTCATTGGGTAGGCTATAATAACTTACGTTTCGATGCTCAGGTAGTAGAATGGATACTCAGAAACTACGAACACTGGCATGACTTAACTGGACTAGAGATCTGTGCTAAGATTGCACTAAAAGCTGCTGATGTAATACATGATGCAAACTATGATGTGTTTCCGGAGTATCGTGAGTGGGAACTGTCATTACAGCAGCTAGACCTGTTTAAAGTACATCATTATGATAACAAGAACAGGCGTGTTAGTTTGAAGAGACTAGAGTTTGAGATGGATCTTGAGAACATCGAAGAGATGCCTATACATCACACAAAGACTGGTATGACTAAGGATGAAGTATTTCAGACCTTACAGTACTGTTTTAATGATGTTGATGCAACCTATGAGTTCTACAAGGTCACTATAGGAGATACTGAACACCCATTATACAAAGGGAATAACCAAATACAGCTGAGACTTGACATACAAGAAGAGTTTGGCTTACCGTGTTTGAACTATTCAGATAGTAAGATAGGTGATGAGATCATTAAGAAGTATTATTGTCATGAAAAGAATATTGACATTAAAGAACTACCTCGTAAAGGTTTCTTCAGGAAGAGTATAGCTCTCAAGAACTGTATTGCACACTATGTTAAGTTTGAAACTGAACAACTGCAACAGTTCCTCAAGAATATCAAAGGACTAACACTTGGACTCCAAGATGACTTTAAAGAACACATAGATTTCTACGGACAAGTCTACTCTTTTATGAGAGGTGGCTTGCATACCGAGAATAAACCATCTGTCTTTGAGGCTAACGAAGAGTTCGAAATCATTGACTGGGATGTAGCTAGTTACTATCCTGCTATTATTATTAATAATGCAAAGTATCCTGCACACTTGGGGAGGCAATTCTTACACGGATATCGAGAGATGTACGAGAAAAGATTAAAGCTAAAACAAAGTGGGGTGAAGGATGCTAAGACTATGGGTATTATCGGTGCACTGAAGCTTGCGGTAAACTCTGTCTATGGGAAATCATCGGACATGCTTTCATGGATCTATGATAGGCAGTTAACTATGTTCACCTGCATAACAGGTGAGCTTAGCTTAATGATGCTTATTGAACAATATGAGATGAATGGCATTAAGGTGATCTCTGCAAATACAGACGGTGTTACAATAAGAATCAAGAAGGATTTGATACCTAAGATGCATGAGATTAATAAGCAATGGGAGGAAACAACACAATACATCCTGGAGCGTACAGATTATGAAAAGATCATATTCTCCACGGTTAATGATTACATAGCTGTCACACCTGATGGCTATATCAAGAAAAAGGGGGACTTCCTAACAGACTTTGAACTGCATAAGAACAAATCTGCAAGGATAGTTCCTCTGGCTCTTGAGCAATACTATGTAAATGGTATCCCAGTAAGGGAAACAATAACAAAGCACACTAACTTGTTTGACTTTTGCATCAGGAAGAAAGCTTCTAAAGACTTCTTCTTTGAAGGCATACACAGAACTACATCTGAAACAACTCAATATAATAAACTTATTAGATACTATGTATCTAAAACCGGTGAGAAGATATTCAAGGTTAGGAAAGAAGAGTCAACAAGTAAGGCTGTTAAGAGATCACAGGCAGAAGCAGGTGATTGGGTGTGTACGGTTTGTAACTATCTACCAGACGCAAGTCAACTAGATAATATAAACTATACATACTATATACATAGAGCAGAGAAGATAATAAATAAAATAAGAAGCGGAGGGAAAAGAGTTAAAACAAAAGTCTCACCTAATCAATTAAATTTATTTGCATGAAGAAGAGAGCTAAAGTAAATAGAAGTAATATCACTAGGCATCTTATTGAGTATCAACTAGATATAGTTGGTAAACGATTGGTTGATACACTTGATGATGACAAGTGGTATTTCAATTGGACTATGACAACTGAACAGCGTACTGAGTTTAACAGGTATGCTATCAGGACAATGAAGAAAGTCTTCAAGTTTAACACTAACAAGGCCAAAGATTGTCTGGAATGGTTCAATGCACAATTTGGATTAAGAATCAAAGATTAATTATTAACATTTAAAATCAATAAATATGGAAACAATACATATAATACTTATATTAGCATCAGTAGCAATTATTGCGTTTGCTACATACACTTTTTGGAGTAACAGAAAACCTAAAAAGATCGTAGCACCTAAGAGAGCACGTAATAAAAAGGGGCAACTCAAAGCTGATGATAAGTCTACACCTAATGTAAATGAAGCATGGGTTGGTGGTAAAGCACCTAAACGTAGAAGAGGTAGACCAAAAGGTTCCAAGAATAAGCCTAAGAAATAATGGGGTTTACTAAGAGGGACTGGGAGATACATGAGCTGGGGAATGACCAGCTCTATGCTGCCGAGAGACAACACTTAATGGAAAAAGAGTGGCAAGAGTGGGAAGATGAACAGAAACAGAAGCCTGCTATAATTAAACTATCAAAAACAATTAAAGATGAAGCTACACATAACACCAGAACAGTTCGAGGAGCTCATCAAGAAAAGCTATAGTTTAGATATAATTTATTTACTGACGTTGATTGAGGCAGAGTATGATATACAACCCTTGTATGAGGATAGTATGCGTATCTCTGCTATCTATCAATCACTTAGAAGAAAAGGATTAATAGCTGAAGATGAGAACAAGCTGACAACTATAGGTCAGGACCTACTTAAGTTTGTACAACCGGATCAGACTAAAAGAAAGTTTGTTAAGAGAAAGCCACAAGCCACTGCATTCGAAGAATGGTGGAAGACATACCCAGGTACAGATACCTTTACATATGAAGGTAGAAAGTTCAGAGGTACTAGGGCTCTACGTAAAGACAAACAAGCGTGTAAGATCAAATTTGATGCAATAATACTTGAAGGAGATTACACAGCAGAACAACTAATAAAGGCATTGAAGTACGAGATTGAACAGAAAGTACTGATGTCTATGAAAACCAAACAAAACAGACTCACATATATGCAGAACAGTCTGACATATCTTAATCAAAGAACCTATGAAGCATTCGTAGAGCTTATTGATGAACAAGGTGATGATCATGGTACTACAGCACCAAGTGGGTCAACAGATATATAATATGAAAATAAAATTAAAGAAACTAGTAAAGAAGTACCCTAACAATTATCAGTTGGGGGAAGCAGTAAGACATATATACTGGAAGAAAGCATACCATAAATTGGAATTAAAGAAAGAGCTAAATAAGAAAAGAGATGGGGTTTAAACTATTAAAAGAGGAGGTAGACAAAGGTCTAGCTGGTAGGAACGGTGGGATACCTATGGGATTCGACAGACTCAACAGATATATTGGTATACGTAGGTCTATGTATTACTTGATTGGTGGACTAACCGGTTCAGGTAAGACTAGCTTTATTGATGATGCATTTGTTCTTAACCCCGTAGACTGGGCCCTATCTAAGGAAGGTCGTGAGTCTGGGATAAGAATCAAGGTGTGGTATAGATCTATGGAGCGTAGTCAGACTTACAAGCTAGCTAAGTGGACATGCAGGAAGATCTTTATGGACCAAGGAGTAATCATTCCTGTTAATAAACTACTAGGATGGACTTCTACTATGACTAAGGACGAACATGATATGTTTCTTATGTACGAGGACTATATGAATGAGCTCATGGAGATAGTTACTATCATTGATGGGCCCGAGAACCCTGTAGGTATTGCTAAAGATCTAAAAGCCTATGCACTTAAGCGTGGTGAGATACAGCAGCTGGACCAGTATAACAAGAGATATGTACCTAATGATCCTAACGAGATAACACTAGTTGTGTTGGATCACATAGGTCTATTGAAGACTACCAGTGCACAGCCCACTAAGAAGCAGGCTATTGATAAGATGAGTGATGAGCTTAGGTACGCACGAGACTTCTATGGTTATTCACCAGTTGTTGTTAGTCAGTTCAACCGGTCCATATCTAATCCTATTAGGATAAAGAATGGTGATGTTGAGCCACAGATGGAAGACTTTGCTGATAGTTCTACTACACAGAACGATTCAGACATATGTATGGCCTTGTTTGACCCTATGAGATATAAGGTGGAAGATCCATCAGGCTATGACCTTAACAAACTTAAGGATGACTTTGGTAGTAAGTACTTTAGAAGTCTAAGAGTTATTAAGAACAGCTATGGTGAGGATGACATACGAATAGGTCTAGGTTTCTTAGGCCAGATTGGTATGTTCAAGGAGCTACCTAGACGTAGAGAGATTACAGATGCTCACTATCAGTCAGTTGTAAACAAATCATTCTTTCTATCATGATAACAGGATTCACAGCAGGTAACTTTGACTTGCTACACCCAGGATACATATATACATTTGAGGAGGCTAAGAAGCATTGCGATAGATTCGTAGTGCTACTACAGCGTGATCCATCATTGCATAGGAAATCAAAGTATAAACCTGTGCTGTCATTACATGAGCGTTACAAAGCCTTAATGGCTATACGTTACATTGATGAGGTGTATACATACCAAACAGAAGACGAACTCTATCATCTTATACAATGGCTTGAGCCCGATGTAAGAATACTAGGGGAAGACTATGTGTGGGAAGGAAAGAATGGTAAGCCTAAGAGGTTTACAGGAGATGACCTAGATATCAAGGTTATATACACAACTAGATCACATGACTGGTCTACTACGAAGATAAAGGATTTAATAACAGAACAAACAAATAAACAGAATGACACTAAGAGATAAAAGACAGAAAGAGTTCGCAGATGTATGGATGAACCACGGTAGGTTTGGTATACTGAACCTGTGTCCTAGGTTTGGAAAGATTAGAACTGCTATAAATATATTTAATCAGTTTGATAATCCACACATACTTATAGCCTATCCTGACAATAAGATTAAACAGTCTTGGCAGGACGAGTTTGAGTTGATGCAATGGGGAGATGGTAATGTAACATATACAACACACAGATCCTTAAGTAAACATGTTGAGGTGTGGGATATAGTTGTTATTGATGAGATACACTTGCTATCAGAGGCTCAGAGAAAAGTATGTAAGGACCTATTTGACCGTAACATATATGTACTAGGTCTTACAGGAACACTATCTAAGTGGACTAGAAGAGATCTAAGAATGGAATTAGGTATCAATGTTATAGCAGAGTATCCTATACACAAGGCTATTGAAGAGGGAGTTATAGCAGACTATGAGATCAATGTCATTCAGGTACCACTAGACAACACAGTCAAACTGCCTTACACAAAGAAGAAGATTATGAAGACTGAGTTTCAACAGTTCAAATACTTATCAGGTAGGATTAACAAGATGATGTACAGCGGTGGTAACACTATGTTTGATAGGCTAGCCCGTATGAGAATCATACAGAACAGTGTGGCCAAACTTAGAAGAACTAAATCAATACTAAGAAACAATCCAGACGAGCGTATCTTAGTGTTCTGTGGTACAACTAAAGTGGCTGATGAGCTAGGTATACCTTCCTATCATAGTAAGTCTAAGGACAAAGGAGCACTTCAGCGTTTTGCTGAGGGTGAAGGTAATCACATGGCTGTTGTTAAGATCGGTAATACGGGTGTAACATATAAGCCACTAAACAAAGTGATTATAAACTATTTCGATAGTAACGCAGAGAACTTAGCTCAAAAGATAAATAGATGTATGGCTATGGAGTACAATACTCCTGATAAGAAATCACACATTTATATCATCACATCTGACGAATCTACAGAGCAGAAATGGCTTAATAAAGCACTAGAGTTCTTTGACAAAAGCAAGATAAAATACGCTAAAAATTCGTATATTTGTAATAACTAAATAATAATAATAAATATAATAAAATGAGTTCAAAATTAATAGGAGTTGTTGGTGAAACAGGGACAGGAAAATCAACAGCAATAAAGTACTTAGATCCCAAAGAAACATATATAATTAACGTTGCGAAGAAAGAGCTGCCATTTAAAGGTAGTGGTAAACTTTACAACACAGAAAACAAAAACTACAAAGAGGTAGATGACCCAGTTGAGGTCACTAGGTTACTTAAGGTTATCTCTGAAAAGGCCCCACATATAAACACTATCGTTATTGAAGATAGTAATTATCTTATGGGATTCAGAATGGTAGAGAAAGCTACGGAAACAGGATTCACAAAGTTTAGTGTTATGGCTAAAGACATGGTTGACATGTTTAGAACAGCAAGAGGCTTACGTGATGACCTAGTTATCTTTTACTTCTCTCACCCTGAGACTATAGAAGACGCAGGTGAGATAGTAGGATACAAAATTAAGACAGCCGGTAAATTAATTGACAATCAAGTTTTGCTGGAAGGATTATTAACCGTATGTTTGTATACAATTGTAGAGGAGACAAAGGATGGTGTGGAGTATAGCTTCTTGACCAATCGCTACAGAAAAAGACCGGCCAAGAGCCCTGATGGTATGTTTGCAACAACAAAGATCCCTAACAACTTAAAGCTGATCAAAGAACAAGTAATTGAATATTATAACTAAATAAATAAATAAATATGAGTACAATAGGTGGAGTAAAAAGAGAATCTACAAACACAGAAAGTAAATTTAATAAGAAAGTTGGTCTATTTGAGGCCAATGTTATTGCTATTAACCCTACAAATGAAGAGTACAAAGATGTGCTTGGAATAGAACTAGGTGAGGATAGTAAAGCAACTAATTATCTAGGCGAGACAAGAGATGGTAACACATACTTGCGTGTAGATGTTTGGATGCAGGAAGTTAAGAACAAAGAGAACTTCAAAGTTTCATTCTTTCTAGAAGATAGAGAGCGTGAGAACAGAGATCAGACTAAGAAACAATACCTTAACAGTGTAGGTATGACATCCTGGGCTGATGATGAGAATAATCTATTTGATTGGTTCAAAGAGAACCGTGACTATAGAGTAGCATTTATTGGTGAGGAAGACTTATATGATTTCTTACGTACATGGTTAGGCCAACTAGACTACAGGAGTGCAGAAACTACACTCACACTAGACTGGACAAAGCTTATGCGTGGTAATGTAAAAGATCTTAAGGACCAGGTAGATGGTGAGTGGTGCAATAGCATCGTAGCACTAGCTACTGTTGTTACTAAAGAACGTGATGGTGAAACTGTTGAGTATCAGGGTGTTTACAACAAAGCATTCCTATCTGGATATACTATGCGTCAGTTTAGACTAGTAGACTATACAGATCCTAAGATAGTTAATCAGTTGAAGTCACGTAAACCAAGAGAACTAAGACCGCACGAAAGATTTGTAGTTAAAGTCTCTGGTGAGTACGGGTGTAAAGACTATTACACTCTCAAAGAAATAGAAGACTATAATCCGGATGATAACCTTGTAGCTTCAGATAGTTATATATCTGAGGACGGAGGGGATTACTAGATTAGTGTTTAATTTTTGATACAAGCCCTGCAGAAATGTGGGGCTTTTTAATTTAATAAATATGGCAATAGGAGGAATAAAAAAGGAAACGCTTAATAAACAAGCAATATTAGACAAGATATCTGAGTATGATATATTCAGGTATTACATGCCAGACAGTAATTGGAAACTGAATGTCAAAACCTATTCACCATTTAGAGAAGAACGCACACCATCATTTATTATTAGTCAGGGTCATCATGGAGTAACATTCTATGACTTTGGTGATACTAGTAAGAAAGGTGACTGCTTTGCATTTGTTAAGATGTTATATATGTGCAGTAACTACGATGAGGTGCTTAAGAAGATAGATAATGATTTCGGACTGGGTATATCCGGTAGTAAAGTTAAAGACTACAAGAGAGTGGTAGCCCAATACAAGCAACCTAAGAAGATTGTAAAGCAATACTCTTTCATACAAGTGAAGACTAAACCTTTCACACATGAAGAGTTAGCTTATTGGAATCAATACTATCAAGACGAGGAGGATCTCAGAGCAAACAATATATATTCGATTCAGGAACTGTTTCTTAACAAGAAGAGATGGGTAGTGGATCCTAAAGTGTTGACCTTTGGTTATCTATATGATGGTCACTGGAAGATATACAAACCGTTTGCAGAGAAGAAGTTTAAATGGGTGCCTAATAATGTTCCTATTACAGCTATGGATGGTAGAGATGACATCAAAGATTGTCAGACAGCATTCATAACTAAAAGTAAGAAGGACTATATGGTAATGAAGAAAGTTTTCCCTACATGTTGTGCAGTGCAGAACGAGGGTATAGGCTGCTTTGATGAAGATAATGTAGAATACATCAGAGCTAACTCAGAAAGACAGATCTTATCTTTTGATTCAGACTCTACAGGTGTGGAGAATTCAAAAGCAATTACAGAGAAGTTTGGATTTGACTATTGTAATGTTCCAAAGAAATACCTAGCAGAAGGAATAAATGACTGGGCAGACTTGGCTAAACATTACGGGTTAAAAGTAATAGAGGATTACTTAATAAATAAATCAATAATACAATAAATATGAATAAACATCAAGCAACGCTGGTAACACCAGCCACTAGGTCAGCTAAAGATATAATGTTGACCTGTCCAGTTCCTAAAGAGACTAGAACCTATAAACCGGTTAGTCATAGGGAGCTCATAGAGATAACGACAGAGAGTATATACCAATCAGGATTTCAACTTGGTAAAGAGAGTTACACTACAGCAAGAGATGGTGATGTAGCTACTGGTAGATATACCATAAACAATGTCAAAGATAATGACATGCAGCTACAAATTGTATGGCAGAATAGTTATGATAAGACTACAACTTTGAAGTTTGCAATCGGTGTACAAATATTTGTATGTCAAAATGGTATGGTCTCAGGAGATCATGGATCCTTTGCAGAGAAACATGTTGGAGGGATACAGGAGTTTGCACCTAATGCTATCACTGAGTATATTAAGAGAGCAGGCAGTGCATTTGATAAGATGGTACATGACAAGGAAACTTTTAAAGCCCACAAGATTACTGAAGAACGTAGGGCTGAATTGATAGGACGCATGTTTGCACATGAAAAGTTCTTACAATCTACTCAATTGAATATGATTCAACGAGAGTTTAATAATCCTACTCATGACTACGGTGCACCTGATACATTATGGGAGCTGTATAACTATACAACTTTTGCAATGAAGGAGATACATCCAGATAGATGGATGAAAGATCACATCAAGTGCCATGAATTCTTCTCAAATCAAGCTAAGTTAGAACATGAAAAGATTGTACTAGAGGTACAAGCAGCAAATCAATTAAAACTAGAAGTATGACAGTCAGAAATTATGTAAACACTTTAGTAGAGATGCTAAAGAAGAATCCAGAGATAGAACACTATGAGGTAATCTATTCTTCTGATGATGAGGGTAATACCTTTCAGAAGGTAAACTTTACACCCTGTGTGATGCTGAGTAAAGGACTTGATAACAACTATATAGTTATTGAATCCTCTACTCCCAAAGCAGAAGACGGGGATGTAGTATGTATTAACTAATGAGAGTTCTAGTAACCGGTGGAGCAGGTTTTATAGGCTCCCACGTAGTAGAATATCTATTAAGTGAGATAAATCATGTACTGGTGATGGATAACTTCACCACCGGTACAGTAGATAACCTAGCTCAAGGCATAGAGCCAGTTATAATACATACTATAGGTAGTGATGATCCGTTACCAGAAGATCTTAAGTTTGACAGCATGGTTCATTTAGCTGCTCCTATATCTGTTGAAGAGAGTCTTACTGATGCTACGAAGTATTATCAACAAATAGCATACGGTACAGATAAGCTAATGAATTGGGCTATAAGTTGTGGGTGTAGGAACTTTGTTCTTGCATCTACAGCTGCTGTCTATGGTGATACAGAAGACTTCCCAACTAGTGAACAGTGTAGTCTTTACCCTAAGTCACCTTATGCAGCCGCTAAGATGCTGATGGAAGATATAGCTTCAGCATACAGGCCGTCTGCTAGTGTAGCTATACTTAGATTCTTCAATGTATATGGAGAAAGACAAAGGAATGATGGTGGTTATCTATCATGCATTCCTATATTTATGAATCAATATAACAAACAAAAACCTCTTACGGTTACTGGAGATGGTGAACAGAGTAGAGACTTCATTTATGTAAAAGATGTAGCCAAGGCTGTATCTTCAGCTATTGGTAGTAGTGGTACATGGAATGTAGGATCAGGAAGAGAAGTTAAGATAATCAATATTGCTAAAGCTATGAGCGATGACATAAAGTTTATCAAAGCTAGAAAAGAAGCTAAGAGATCGCTAGCAGACATAGAGTCTATTGGCTTTTGGCTTAATTGGAAACCAGAAACTAAACTAGGAAATTGGATAAAATCAAAATTATGAATTGGGATAAATTTAAAGAGAACTTTCACCCTTCGTGGCATGCAAAGATGAAACCATTTGTCGAGAGTGATGAATGTGCAACTATTTATGCATACCTGAAGAAAGAAAGTAAGAGAGGGAAGCTTATTGCTCCTCTCTCTAGTGACGTGTGGAGAGCATTTAAGCTCACACCTATGGATGAACTTAAGTTTGTGATGATGGGCATGTGTCCTTATCATACATTTAAGAACAATCTACCTGTAGCGGACGGTCTTATGATGAGCTGTTCTGTTACAGGATATATTCAACCATCATTGAAGCAGCTGTACAAAGCCTTTGAGACTGAGTTTCATAGAGGTCTTAATTTAAGTTACGATGCTACACCTGACTTAGCTTATCTGGCTACACAAGGTGTGCTCTTACTTAATGCTTCTCTTACAGTTGAAAAGAACAAGGCCGGTTCTCACCTTGAGATATGGGAACCATTTATTAAATACTTGTTTGAGAATGTACTTGTACCACTAGGTATACCAGTAGTCTTTCTAGGTAAAGATGCAGGTAAGTATCAGAGATATATGGGAATATTCTCTCATTCTTTTGTTGTGTCGCACCCAGCCAGTGCATCATACAAAGGGATAGACTGGGACTCAGAAGGAGTGTTTACCAAAATAGATCAATTATTAATGCAAAACAATGGAGTTAGTATCGAATGGCTTAAAGATGCAGAAGCTCCCTTTTAAAACTACAATTATGAATATAGAACAGAACCTCATCACCGATATTGGACTCCTCAAGAAGGGTGATGTTGTAATTACAAACAAAGGAGCAGACCAGCATATATTTCAACTGGTAGAAGACCCACGCCCTAGTGCACAGAGGCACCAGTGGAGCAATCATTGGGCTGGGAATAGAACTAGATACATTGCAGTTAAATGCAGAGTACCTGTATCTATGAGAACCGTAACACCAAATTATCCTGGTGCTAAACCTTATACATCAAAAACATATGAGTTTAGATTACCTAAGGATGATGATCCAACAGAAAAGATGGACTTCAATTTCAAGAATATCTTCCGAGTCAAAGAAGTAGCTACGGTAGATACTACTGTAAGTGATGACAATTTCGATTTTGAATAACAATTAAATTAATAAATATGATAATTAAAAAACAGAAAGAAGCAAGAGTTCTCCAAAGTGGAGAAACACAAAGCAGCACCAAGATGTCATTAGACATGGAATCAGCTCAGATCTTAATGCAGATGTTGAGTAAGAATCTATATTCTGATGAGGTTGGTTCTGCTGTTCGAGAGTGTGCAAGTAACGCACTAGACAGCCACAGAAGAGCTGGTGTAACAGATCCTATTGTAGTGTCTCTACGTGTAGTAGATACAGGATGGGAGTTTAGCGTTGAGGATTTTGGTATAGGTCTGAACCATCAAGATGTTGAGAACATCATTAGTAAGTATGGTAAGTCAACCAAGCGTGATAGTGAAAACGAGCTTGGTATGATGGGTCTAGGATTCAAAGCACCACTAGCTTATTGTTCTAGTTTCTATTTCATAGCTAGAAAGCATGGAATGGAGCGTAAGTATATGATGTATGAAGGTGAAGATGTTAACACTATTGACCTTATACATAGTAAGCCTACTGATGAGCGTAATGGTGTCAAGGTAATCATTCCGGTTAAATCTTGGGACAAGTATGACTTCCAGACTAAGATTAAGGAACAGCTGTGTTACTTTGAGAATGTGTATTTTGATGTAGAAGGTATAGACAATAACTTCACTATACATAGAAGCGAGTACTATCAGTTCTCTGAGATGTGTGAAGTTGATGAGATGCATGTGTGTCTAGATGATGTCTACTATCCTATTGATTGGAAGAAGCTAGACATGGATAGAGTTAGAATGCCACTAGGTGTAAGATTTAGTCTAACTGATGGACTGTATCCAACACCAAACAGAGAGGCACTACGATATACAGCTGAAGCTAAAGATATAATCAAGGCTAAGATCACTCAACTTGCCAATCACTTTGTAAAGAAGTACAATGATCAAGTTGAAACAGGTGATGACTTGACATCTCTTTATAGTTACTACAATAGTAGTGACAGGTTTATTAACCATCTAGGTAGTAATATGGACATTACTAAACTTCTCAAATATGCCACTGATGATCTTGCCACACCAGAACTTAAAGGTCTGAAGGGTAAGTTTAGTGATCTATGGACATGTAAAGAGCTGTGGATGCAGTCTCTTGAATGTAAGTTTCTTATGAAGAGTGGTAAGCTTTACAATGCAGACAAGACTTATGTGGGTGGATGGAGCCTAAGTGGTCTTCTAAATGTATATGGTAGAAATGACAAGCCACCAACAGTATATTATTATACTGATAGAGTAGGTGGTGTTAAGAAGGAGTATATAAGATCTCTACATAGTAGAAATGTTTTTCTTGCTAAAATACATACGGACGAAGTACCACGAAATGATGTGGGCCAACTAAGTAAGTATAGTTCTTGGCATAAAGTGTTGAATCTTGGAACTGTTCCTAACCATCTACATGATGATAGGATAGCTGATATGAAGCATGTTCTTTCACTTCTAACTAAAGACTGGATAGACTTGGATGCACTTGTTGTACCACAAGCCTTTCTAGATGCTAGGAAGCAGAACAAAGCAGCTAAGAAGGCTAAGAAGCCTAGTCTTAGTGGTGGTAGAAGAAAAGTGAAAGGTGAGATGACTTGTAAAGAAGCGGTTGATCTTGAGAGATATAATGATGGGAGAAACTGTAAGTTCTCTTCAAACATCTATGACTTGAAAGAGTTGATGAAGAGTGGTAAATATTTTATTTATACAGTGCATGACGAGTTCATGAAACTTGATCCACTATACAGACATATAGATCATAACTTCATCAAGCTTATTACACTATCTAATAGAGAGAAGACTCTCATTGAGAAACTAGAAATCCATAACTTAATATCATACGAAGAATTCATGAAAGGCAAGAATAAACCATTTAAAAGGATCGTTACCTCAGCTAAAATTCATACCTTTATTAAGCAGTATGAACCTATATTTAAGCATAGGAATGACCTAATTAAGAAGTCTTCTGCAGATCTTAGTGAGAAGCTAGATGTTTTGTGGAAGTACAGAAACAAATATTATAGAAATAATAGCTATGGTAGTCGTGAGACAAAGCTTTACGAAGCTATGTTCGCAGTTGCTGATAACTATAATCTCTATGATATGAAAATCTATCCAGAATTCCTGGCTATGAAAGAGTTGATATCTGATACTCTACCGTGGCTACCTTTAATGATGGAAAGATTTCATACAGCTGGTACTAAAGAAAACATGGCAATGCAAGTAACTATATTTGTTGACATGTTGAAGTACTATAAGCGAAGAGTGAACCTCGATCACTACGTTAAAATAACAGAAGAGATAGAGGATTTGGAACCTGTTAACGAGGAAACAGTGGAAGAATCCGTATTTTAAAATTAATTAAGTAATAAATATGAGCAAATTTATGTCTCTTGACTGGTTCAAGAGTAAAGTAGAAAACTCTATTGATAGAGTAATAGCCAAAAGGCTAGAGAGTGCCATGGGTGAGGATACATCTTCATCCATTGACATCTCTAAGATTAAGTTGGTGAATGATCACCTAACTGTAGTCTTAAGTGATGGTAAGATGTATACTAAAACCAATGCTACTGAAGATGACTATGAGTGTGCACAGGATGCAAAGACAGAAAAAGAACTGGAATGCATTATGATGGACCAAGAAGTCGCTGATCAGAAAGAACAACAACGCAGAGATATTGAAAGGGCTAAGGCTCTACAGGTAGGTATTGATGTATTGTCTGAACTTGATGATTTCAGAAGTGAAGGTAGTAGTTGCTATCTAGTAGGCACAAATAGAACCATGCCTAGTTTACTAGTAGAGAGGTTTATAGAGGTTGTATACAGAATCAAGCAGGGTCGTAGTGAGTACAATACACTACAGGAACTGTGTGATAAAGATGATGAATATCAATCTCTAAAGAACTTCTTTATGTGGTGTTGTTTGAATCCAAGAGCTGAGGTAGCCAACGAGCTATACAGGTTCTTGACTGAGAACAGCTTCAGAATAACTAAGCAAGGGTTCTTTGTAGCATTGCGTAATGTTGTTACACTTCACGGGTCACCAGAGCTTGTGCACTTTGTATCTAATACATACAATAAGGTAAAGGCTGTATGGGGTAATGATCCACAAGATTATACTGTGTTTATGGAAAAGAATGAGTACAAGATTGTTCATGAGAACGGTCTGTATGAAACCAAGACAGAGTTGATTGAAGAAGAGTGGGATGATTATGAAGAGTGCTATGTAGAATGCGAACCATATGAAGAGAGCTATCAAGTTCCTATTCATTATGGTGAGAAGATAGGTAATCTCAAGGATTTATATCTTGATTTACCTAACAGACATGAGAACAGATTTACTGACGACTGGACTAAAACGTTCGATAT